CCATCTCCTACAAGATTTGGAACATCAACTTCTAAATCATCATTTCCATCGCTTCTAGTATAAGTATTCAAACCATAACCACTAAAATCAGTAGTTTTAACTTTTATTGGGCTTGTTTTAATTCCGTCTGAATTAACAACCCCCTCATCAAGACCATCTCCAAAAGAGCCATCTTTGAAGTGTATTGGCTCTAGACTATCTTGTTTAACAACTAATTTAAAATCAGGAGTTAAAGCAATCGTGCCATAAATAAAGTTACTATTTAAAGTAGCTACTGTATAGTCATCTATAAAAAAGCCACTATTAAAAGCGGTTTCAAAAGCCTCTGTGGGTGCAACCTTATGGTCGCTAATAGCAACATTCAAAAACAATGTCCATACTCCTTCATTACAGTAATATACCTTTCCTTTTGTACTTAAAGTATCTTGTGTGTGATAATCTACAGAGCCAGTGCCTATAGCATCAGTTGCTGTAAATCTAGTATAGTTACCAATATCAGTAGAAACTATTTCTATCCAAGTAATTCCATCGTTACTCCTAAAATCACCAACATCTCCAATAACTATTGCTTTCAAACCATCTCCTAAACTCAACATTAAAGTTAAGTTGTTATCACAAGTAGCAGTAGTTGTTGATGGGGTGCATGTGGGACAGCTAGTAATAGAACTAGAAACTGCCGAGCTAGCACAATCTGGCTTCTCTAACCAGTAACTAACAACATCAATATTCCATCCTTCTCCTGTGTCTCCTTTATCTCCTTTAATTCCTTTTAAAGCACTCATTGGAGAAATAACAACATATGTGGAATCATCTGCTCCACTATATTTATACTCCAAATTATTACTATTTATTCTAAATACAGGAGTCTTTCCGTCTTCAGCCACTATATATTCAGCTACTTGATAGTTTCCATCTCCAGCATGACGAACTCGTCTCCATTTATGCCCGTCTAATGTATTAGTCGGGTCTCTTGGGTCTGTATGACTGTTTGGATTAAATGTATCTTCCCAATAGATACCATCTCCAGAGTATTGAATTTCCTCTATAAAGATATAGTTTCCATTATCAAATACAAATACTCCATTATCAAACATTTCTTTACTAATATTAATTAAACTCATGTAACTATCAGTAATAATCTTTGTAGCTTGTCTATTAAGTCATTAACTTCAGCAACCTTTGAATTATCCCTTAATAATGTTAAAAGTTTAAAGTAGACAGCTATAATATAATAAATCTTAGAATGTTTAACATCATATGGTATATTATCTGTAAATATCGTATTATCTTCTATATCTATATCTGTATCAATACTATCCATCAGAACTGTTATTTTTCCAGCCAACTCATCTAAGTATACGAAAGTATCTTTGTATTCTAAAGTGTTATTAATTTTTATTGTAACTCTGTATGTACCGTCAAGTATATTACTTCCTGCATTCAATCCTAAGGTTTCTGGCTTTATAATATACAACTCATTATTAACTCTGTGCAGTCTCATATATTCTACTATATCTAAATTTTCTACAACTCCCTCTGGTATTCCAGCACTTGAAATAGACATCACCATACTTTCTATCTTTGGTGGAAATTTGTCTGACATCATAGACACATCTTTTATGACTACATTTTTATCTTTATTTATTACAAAATTGAATTTAAACATATATAAACAAAAAAGGGGGATTGTTAAAACCCCCCTATATTAATATTAAACATCAATGCCATTACTAAATAAAGTAATTCCGGCAGTTATTTCCTTGCCACCATTAGCAACAGTATTAGCAGTAGCTGTTAATACTCCAGCATTTACAGCAAATGCATTTATAACGTTCAAAAAGCTAGTGCCATCTACACCACTTAAACCAGTACCTGTTTCAATGTTAGTACCAAATGCAGTACCAGCAGCATCAGCTGCAATATCAGCATAAGTACCACGTTGTAAATAAACATCTACTTCTTTTGGAACACTATGATTGTTAATCATATTAGGACTAGACATATGGTCAAATCTAATGTTAACCATACTATAACCAGTTCCTGAATCAGTATTAATATTAGGAGCTTGAAACTCTTGAGTTTGATAGATATTTCTACCTTCTCCATCCCCATTCAAATACTCTGCATTAGCTACAGGTTCATGTCTACCAAAGCCTTCATTTTGTGCTAAAGTTGCTCCTTTAGCTTGCAATAAAGTTGTACCAAAACCAAATATTCTAGTATCAAAATCCATAACAGAATAAGCTTCTTTAAAATTGACTACCATAGGCATTCCTTCTAAAGTAAGTCCATAAGCACCAGTTCCAGGAGCTGCTATTGTAGTAACAGCTAATCCAGATTGGTCTCTGTTTTGATAAGGTCTATCTAATTCAATAACACTGTTAGTAGCATCTACATAGATTACTTTATATAAAGAGTTATCTTCATCTCTATGAATTCCACCAGTTAAACCAGGAACTACTACTGCATTTCCAACTGCCGGAGCAGTACCACCAGTATAAGATACTGAAGGGCTACCATTAATAACTTCAGCTCCAGTCATACCAGCAACACCTGCTTGGTCACTTATAATATTAACTCGTACAGTTTCATCAAAGATGCTGTAATCATAAGCTAATAACTGTGCTAAATTTTGAGCAATATTGAACTGAGTAGCTCCAGTTAAAGGAGACTCGTATGAAGCTCGTGTAGAAAATGGTTCTTTACTATAAGCTCCTCTATAAATATGGTCTACTTCTACAGCATACACATTTCCAGAAATAACATCAATGCTATTAGCAGCACCATCATAACCAATAATAACTTTCTTTTCTTGTCGAGCTACATATTTACTAGATTCTACAGACAACAAATCTTTTTTAAAGATAAGGTCTGTAACAATAGGACTTCCATCTTTAGTTCCTATCATAAAGCGAATAGCTTTAGCAGCTATTGCTTTAGCAGCAGTATCAATTAACTGTCCACCTTTATTTACTGCAACAATTTCACCGTAGGCTAATTTATCTGCTACATTACTGGAAGTTAATCCAACTGTTCTAGCACAATTTCTAGCTACAAATACTCTTTTATAATTTTTTGAAGTATGCATAATTGTAATTAAATATATGTTGAAGATAGACGTTACTTAACATCTTCTTCTACTTTATTTTTCTTTGTTTTTGTATTCTTTATTTTACCATTCTTAGTGATACTGCTTATACTTTCTACTACTTTTACTATCTTTGATTTATCATTTGCATTAGCAGAAATCTCTTTAATTGTTTCTTCTAAGGTTTCCTGTCTGACAGTAAGCTTTTCTAATAGAAGAAGTTGTTTATCCAACTTATCCTCTATTAAATCTAGCTTTTTCATTATTAAATTATCAAATTTCATAGAATTTGTTTATTCATCTTCTCTCTGCTCTTTTTCAGCTACTTGATATTTAGCTTGTTCTGGTATTCTATCGGCTGTAAATAGCCTAACAGCAACATCAACAATCTCATCGTGTACAGATGAATTAAGTTCAGAACTTTGTTGTAAATTAGGAGATATAGTATCTACTAATATTCTTCTAGGTTTCTTAACATAATGTATTGTATACTTAGAAACAACCCAATCTTTTCCTGGAATTAAGTGAACACTTCTCTCTGTTGCTATTGTAATAGGATTACCAGAAGCATCTGCATTATCTCCAGTCAGATTCTTTACAGATTCTTCAGTACTTGGAGACAACTCAGCTGCAGGAGTCCAATTACCAGAATCCATTCTCCAAACTAAATTGTAGCCTGGACTCTCATATGGGTGATATATTTTAGTTATATAATCTTCATAAGAAACAACCTTTACTGGAACATTATTTTTAATACTACTATCTCTAGTGGTACTACAAGATTCAGAAGTAATGAATAAACATTCATTCGGAATTCTTACGAATACACCAAAGTTATCAGTAGCTGAATAAGGAGTAGCTCCTCCACTATACAACAGTTGATAATCTTTATCTGGTGTTCTTAATGCTCCATTATCTTCAGTACCTATCATAAAATCTCCATCCCCACTTGTTTTGATTCTCTTAAAAGTTATATGGCTAGTTAAAAGATTACTCAAATCTAATCTTCTTTTACTGTCTATTTCGAATCCTTTCTTCTTAACATTAGAATCCGCTGTAAATCTTCTCATTACAAACTCTAATTCTGCACGAGATAGCACGTCTGAAGCTTCCCTATCATCTATGTTGAGAACTGCATAATTAGTTCCTCGTAGACGTGCAATCAATTGGTCTTTCATCGTATTTGCGTCCATTTATTGTTTTATTCTATCCAAAAAGACAGCAAATTCTTGTTGATTTTCTTTATCGGCTTCTAAATCTTTAATAAAGATAATAGAATCAGTCATAGAATTACCAATGACTTTTCCATTTTTATAAGAAGCTCTAATTTCAAAACCATTCTTTTCAAAAGTACCTGTTTCTAAGGCTCTAAAATAAAGAACCTTATACTTATAATCAGGGTCTTCTACTATATTCAAGAACATACTGGTTCTTGTGTTTAAATATTCAAATATTTTAGTCTTTAAAATAGAAGTAGTAACATCTAATGGAACTTTACTAGTATCTCCTTTATTAATAATAAGCCATAGATTTCTCATCTTGTCCTTACTATCTTTTATTTTAGTAAAGTATTCTGTAGCCAGCATCAATTTATCTACCTTAGCTTCCTCAGTCTTTTCTATATTAGACTCAGATTCCATATAATAAAGATATTTCTTTTCTTCTCTTTGCTCATAACTTGGTGCAATGTCTTTAGTAAGTATTAAAGCTATTTTATACTTGATATAGTCAATAGGATTCATTAAATTTAATGTAACCCCATCAGCTGGAATATCTAACTTGTATCTTCCTTTACCTATCCATATTCCAGGTGTTTTAGCATAGACACTTAACCAACCCTTAGGTCTAGTACTGTCAATCTCTTTTTCTAGTTCAGCTTGTTCTTCCTTTGTTAAAATTTCTGCTACCCCATATGAAGTTCTTGGGGCATCATAAGATTGAGAAGTATTCTCCCACCTAACTCTTCCATCTTTACCTTCCGGTATCCAAGAGGCTACATTTTCTTCCACTGGTTTAATGATAATCTTCTCTGCTCTCAATATACTCATTATAGTTAATTATTTAATTTGTATTAATATAAAATATTAGGTCTGTAAATTAAGCTATTTCTAGGATTTTTTAACACTAACATAAAGTGACTCATACGTCTTTCTGCCCAACTATCTTTTGTTGATGTAGCTTTATATGTTACTTTAGCTCCAGTAGGAGAGTAAGGACTACGCATACCTTCAACAACAACTAAATTATCAGCCATTGTATTAACATAGTTAAGTTCAACAGAAGCTTCACCTTGCGTATCTCCTAAGTCTGTTACATGATATTCATAACTTCTTGCTTTTCCTCCATCAGGATGGTCAATTGGAGTTCTATATTGGTCATCAAATAAGGGTTCTAATCTAAAGTCGATGTAGAAACCACCCGGATGTAGATAGCGTGTAAAACGATTACCAAACCCCATATCCATAGCAGAGCCAAAGATTGATTTATTGTCAATTTTTTCCCAAGCAGCAGCTTTTTCTGCAATAGAATTATGTGCTTGAATCAAACCATAAGTACCAGTAGATACAACATAATGCATCTTATCTGATTGGTTTTTACCTACTCTTAATTTTAAAAGATGTTCTCCAAACTCATCAATATCAAAAGTATTATAATATACAACATTACCTCGTTCTATTTGTTCCATAGAACCTGCTCCTTCAACGATTTCAATACCTGAACGATTATCAACATCATCATATCCTCCAGCTTCATTCATATTAGAACGACCCCAGACTAATGTTTTATTTTTAAGTAATCTAAATTCAACATCATTAGACCATGTTCGGTATAACTCCCAAGTAGTTAATTTGTTTCCATTTTCATCTAACCAAGCAAATGCTACTGGACGATGTTTTAAGTTTCCAGGAACTTCATCTTCTACAGAGACACTAGACCAAGTATAAGTAATTGCGTACGGACTAGTATAACTAGTTTTAGCACCTTTATCTGAGTTATACATGGGAGTTGGAGCTCCTTCTTTAGTCCATGTTGAACCTGCTAACATTTCTGTTGCTGGAACAAATGCATTATTTGGACCAAATACTGTACAATCATAAGCGTGACCACCATAAGCTAATCTTCCATCATCCTCAATACGAACTCGATATCTATCAGAGTTTCCTACGATAATATGTACTTCACTAAATAATGGAGCATCAAATACCATCGTAAAGTGAGCTTTGTTGTATCCTATTCTATTTGCATCATCTGAAATTACTTTGATTAATCGTGCAAATTGTCTACCTTCTCCATAAACCATATAATTGATAGGGTCATCTGTGTCTTTATAGTTAACTTTAGTAACCATTCTCAAATATTCTTCGTATGCCATACCAGAACTATTAACAGAACCAATATAAGTTAAAATATCTGAACCATATTTAGGTGCAATTTGTCTAATAGTTGCTAAATGGCGTTTGTCTGTATACCCAGTCCAATCAGGTGCAGGAGAAAATAATTTTCCGTCTGTTCTAAAATTTACGTTACTCATTTAATTATAGTTTATTATCTTGGTTTTAAGTTCATGGCTAAATTTTCCATGATACTTAAACCATCTACTGAATCATTATCAGTAGCATTATTGAATGATGCTTTACTTGCTTTATTTATAAGAGCATCTATTTCATTAACAGCCTTAGTCTTAGCTTCGGATGTTATAAAATCTAATTTACCATCTTTTCCAAATGCACCTTTAACATACATATAATATATCTGTGTCAACACTTCTGGCTTAGCTGTCAATTCTTCAAAGGGTGTTAAGTTTTTATATTTTTTTCTAAAAACATCAGGCTGTAACATTGCCATCAATACTTTTGCTTTTTCCTCTTTAGTAGGAGCCATACCCCACAGCTTATCTTTATCTTCTATTGTTTCTCTAATACTAGTTCTATATCCTTCTGCTTGTTCTTCTAAAGCTCTAGCTTTTAATAACTCTTCTTGCTCTTTAGAGTTCTTAATAGTTTTTTCACGATTAACTAATAATCGTAGTGCTCTTTTACCTTCTATAAAATAAGTATCGCTATCTTCAATAACACTTAATCTGTTTTTTATATATTCTTCATCATCTTCACTATTCTTTAAAGACTTTCTAATTAATTCTAAAGCTAGCTCTTTATCTTCTTTTAAAGAATCCTCACTTATTTTAGAGTATTCAGTCAAAGCAGCATCATGTTTTTGAATCTTAGTGTAATCAATACCTTTATTGTAAGACTCTACAGCTTTTCGTATATCTTCTGGCATCTGATTAAGATACTCAGAAATGGACTGGTCTTTGGATTTTTCTATAGCTTCATTTAATTCTTTCATGTTGTTTACTTCTAGACCATCCTCTAGTACATTATCTTCTTTTAAAACATTGTAATAGTAATCAGCCAATCTTTTTTGTGTGGCTAATTTCTCTTTATCTTCTTTGGGTTCTTTTTTATCTTTCTCTCCTTTTACAGCTTTCTTATCTTCCTCTTTTTTCTTAGCTTCTTCTTCTCTTTTTTTAGCTTCTTCTTCAACATTGATATCATCTCTACTCTCAAGTTTTAATGCTTCAATATCTTCTTTCGTTAGTGGCATATAGTTATATTAAAAAAAGTTATTAAAATACACTTTTTAGAAACGTAAAAACTTGCTCTATGTTTAGTAAAGCGAGCAAAAAAATATTACAGAATCTATGAAAAAGTGCAAAAAATGGACTTTTTAAGTAAAATCAGAGCATTTTTGGTCATTTCTGACCGCTATCCGAATTAGATTGAGAATTAAGCTCCCTCTCTAAGTCTAGTTTCTTCTGATTAAATTCATTTTCCATTTTAGTTCTATTAATCTCTAACTCATGTTGCATGCTATCTTTCAATGCACCATCTTGCAATTTCATACTTTCTACAAGTACTTTATAATCTCCTTTTATTCCTTCAAGTTCTTTATCAAACTTAGCTTCCATATCTCTAACATAATCATCATATTGATGTTGCAACTGTATTTCTTGTAGTCTAGCTTCTCTTTTAGCTTTCTCTAAGGCTTCTCTTTTTCTATCATTTTCTTTGGCTATGCTATACTGTTTATCAACCATTTCGGGCATTGAATTACTATCATACAACGCAATAAATTGTTCCATAGACATTTGTCCATTAGGAACGGCATTTACTGCCATCTCTTCTAAAATACCCTTTAACTTATCATATTTATGAGAGTTCACTGGAAATAGTCCATAAGAAGAATTTTTAAAAGCACTAATACCATCAGATAATATTGAATATGAAAAATCATCTAATACAAACTGTAATCTATCATCAACGTCAACTGCTCTTTTAGAGACTTCAATTATTGTTTCATACAAGTCTAATATTATTTGTTCATACCTTAAAAACCATATTTCAGTTATTAATGAACTTTGAACTCTACTTCTTTCTACATTTCCAACTAATTCTCTACTCTGTATTGCCCCAAGTCTTTGTGGAGTTACTCCAGTAACTTTAGCAATCATATCATCTACTAAAGTTAATAGATTTGTTAAATAACCAATACTAGCACCTAATTCTAAATCTAAAGTTCCACTTCTTTGTGGATACTGTCCTGCTATTTTACCTTTACTTCTACCTTTATCAGATTCATTAAAAGAGTTTACAACCATTATACTATATCTTTTTACATAGTATAAAACTTTTTTAACAGACCAAGTAGAAGGCTTTCTAGCCAAATCCAACTCAACAATTTTACCCATATTCTTAGACAATATATCTTCTATTCTTGCAAATAGCATATCTCTAAAATACAAATAAGGGCTAACTAAATCAACAACAGACTTAGCTTTCTGATTACCTACATTAAAATAACCACCAACTAATCCAGGTTTATTAATTATTGGATTCTTAACGTCTCTATATTGATAAGGTGCTACTCCAACATCAATTACTATGTCTCCTCCAACTAACACTCCTTTGTGCCACTCAGGAAACCATCTTGCTGTCAATACTTCTCCTTTGTCAGTATCCGCTTTATAGTTTTCACTAACATAATCATATTGAGTATCTCCATTACTGTCATAATATTTACGCTTAAACATTTTTCTATATCCAAGCCACTTAAGCATAATAACTCTAACATTACCATTAGAATCAACAACATTATTAATTCCTCCAGCATTATTAAGATTGTCAGTATATGCATTAAGCTCCTCCATATTTTTAAACACTAAGTTTCTCTGTGCATCTACTTTAGCATTAAATAAATTAAAGTCATCAGCTAAAAGCTTCTTCAAATCTTTTTTAGTGAAGCTTTCACCCCACCTGTCAATTATTTTTCCCTTAGGATAATATTTAACTACAGCAATAATCTCAGAATCTCTTAAATCATTACTGTTACCATTCCGGACAGCAAAGATTTCATCAGAACTAAACAAATCTACCTTAAGCTTATTGCCTTCAATATAAACATCAAAAGCAACAACAGCCGTTATCAAAGCATTTCTAAATCCTTCTATTTCTTTATATCTAACTCTATTTGCGGTTTTATAATAGTTCAAAACTTTATTACCAGTAACCTCAGCTTTACTCATAAATCTAAAATTAACAATATCCTCTAACTTCTGCTTTACAGCATCTTCATCTTGTATATCTTCATTCATAACTAATTCATTTATCTCCTTAGTTATTCTCTCTTTATTTTCTCTTATCTTGTCATTTACAGCATCTCTATCTAATGCTGCTAACACATAATCAAACCCTCTAGCATTATACTCACCAACCAATTCATTAATCCTATCAGTAATAGTCGAAAAGGTTTTAAAAACTGGTTTATAAGTCTCTGTAAGATTACTAATTGGGTCAAAATTATCTTTCATATCCTCAGTATCTCTCTCCCCATTATATATCTTGTAATTAGCAATAATAGTCTCTACACTAGGCTTTATACTATTTTCTTCATTCAATGCTATATCTACTCCATATATAACGCTATCTTGAAACCACCTCTTTGTCTTTAAGGATGAAGATACTTTCTGTACGGGAAATTTATTATTCATACAGTAAATTAAATAATTTTTTACTAATAAAAATTGTAATACATTATCAAGTCATTAACTCATCCCACACTTTATCGTTGAAAGCATCATTATCTTTATCTTCACTATAGCCTTTTATACCTTTATCTTTATATTCTTCATATAAAATCATTAACATTCCAAATGCACTAACTCTATCATAGTTCCCATCTATATCCCAATCTAAGAACTCTTGAATCAGTGCCTTAAATTTTATTGTATGAGCATATGTAAGCTCACTATCTTCATCTAGTTTCTCCTTTAAGTACAAATCTGAAAGTGTTCTAGCATACCTATTAGTCTTTTCTGTTGCATGTGTACCTGTAGGTCTTTCAACCTTAGTTACATTCAACACACTTAAGATAACTGATGGTGTTTCTACTAGTAAATAACCGCTACCTTTACTAACAACATGATTCCTAAATCCAATTAAATCATTTTCATAATTGAGTTTAGCATCATAATACAGTAAAAGCAACCTAAGCTGTTCCCAGTAGTCATCAGCTCTATCAGGTCTTCCTGTGTACTCAGCTACAACTTCTCCAGTAACACTATTCATTATAAATGCTGAACCTAAACTTTCAGTAGTACTTTTATCTTGGTCGTAGGGGTCAGCTCCTGCTATATATATTCCAGGAATAGGCTTGCCATTCTTTTTTGCTGGCTTAGCTACTATAACAATAGCTCCAGAATTATCTATTGTGCTATCATGCGGAAATTCCTCTACTGGTATAGCAGTATCTGTTTCCAAAAAGACAACGTTTCCATCCCCATCAACTCCCATTCTTCCAACATACCTACTATCTAAAGATTCTTGTTCCAACTCCAAAGAAGCTAAAACAGTTCTTAGTAAATTAGTAGGAAATGGATTAGTTCCTTTCCTCAACAAGGCATCTTCTGGATATATAGGTCTTTCCATCTTTCTTTGTGTTATAGAAGCAGGTTCTGCTCTAGCCTCTCTCATAACTTCTATACCGTGTTCTTCTATCTTCTTTCCTTTACTTATATCTGAATTTCCACTAGTATCCATTAATCCATTAAGATTAACATAGCTAGGAACAAAAAATGATACTTCTTTAAGCCTTGCCTTCTTACTCCATATATTAGGCACTCCAAGTATTCCGTAAGGTTTTGGTTTAGTGAACATCTCTCTTAGGTTTCTAAAAGATTTCTGGTCTGAACCAGATGTACCAAAAGCAACCATTAAACCAAACACAACTCCATCTTGTTCAACACTTTCTCTAGCTACTTGCCATGCTTGTAATAAGTCTGGAAATTTACCAGACTCTTCCCACAAGATTAGCTTGCCCCTCTTACCACGAGCTCTATCAATATTTCCTTTAAGTGAAATTCCAATAACTTCACTCTTATATCCAAGTTCTAGTTGCTTACCAAAAGAATCATACATTATCTTGGAAGCTCTATAATTAACTGGTTTATTCTTTTTATGACTATACTTAGCAAAAGCAGTATTCTGGTTTACAAACTCCTTAGAGTCATAAGCCCTACTTAAAATACCATCTGTTCCAGTTAAGAAACTAGCTTCGTCAGCTATTACATAAGACTTACTTAATGGTATCAAGAAGAAATTTCTATTAACCATACTAGCTCCTTTATAAGAATATCCTTTACCCCTACTCTTTAAAACACTACCATGTTTTCCTTGCTTCTCAGCTTCTTCTAAATAATGAAAATAGTAGTAGTCATAATCCCAAGCTACTGGAAAAGACTCAATACGTTCTCCTCGAACCTTCTCTCCCATCAATAACTTAGGTAAATCTTTCTCTTTATATATAGTTTTTTCTACTCGTTGATAATTCAAATAGTAGTAAAAGTATCCCGGTATCCAATCTCTTCCTATATTATATCCTTCAATGCATCTTCTCTTTTCTTCTTTCCAAAACATCATAAATCTAGAACGAGGATGCCTATTAGGTGGATACATGGTATATCTATTAAACTCATTGAAATGCTGAGCTGATGTTGTAAACTCTTCAAAATCTCTTAGCTTATGATTAAAGTTTAAACCAACAGAATCATCTTTAATATCAAAGTTACTATTATAAGGAAAATCTAAAACACTACTATTGTTGATGAGCTCATTAAAGGTCGTATTCATCAACTCCTCCTCCTCTAAGTCTATTCTCGTCTCCTTCTTCTTCTTTTCTGACTTCTTTCAAAGCAGCATCAATAGCTTTAGTAGTTTCTACCATATCCTTTATAATACTTTGATACTTCTTAGCGTCATGTATAAGTTTACCTGCTGTATCAGTTTCTGTTAAGTCTGCATCATCTATATAAACCCTCAGTTTGGACAACCCTTTTAATGCCGACCTTAGTGAGGACTTAGCCAATGATGTTTCTTCTATTTCATACACTTTAGCAGCAGCTTCCATCAATAAGTTGTCATTAACAACATCTTCATAATCTTTGTTCAGAATATCCTTAGCTACCAACTCTATCCTCTCATCCCTATCATATCCTTTATACGGATTCTTAAATGTAACACTTGCAATGAAAAAAGCAGCCGTCAATTTAAGCCATGATTTAGATTTACTAATACTAGTGTCTGCGTCATAGATAGCTTTAAACTCTTTTATAGCTATAGCTTCTGGAGAGAACTTAACTAATCCATTCTCACCAAGTTCAAATAATTCAATCATATATCAAATACATTATATTCATAATACTTATTATTATCTCTATTTATTACATTAAAATCATTATCTTTAAAAAATGTAATCCACTCTTTTTCAAATTCGTATGCTCTATTCTTAGGTACTTTACCTAGACTAATAACTCTTAAGTCTACCTCATTACTTATAACATTAGCCATCCATCTATATTTACTGCTCCATTTATGACTTCCATCTATGCATTTTCTGACAGAGTATAAATGTTGCTTATATCTAGTCATTATTGTATTAACAGTTTTTCCTATATATACAGTATAAGGCAATTCTCTTTCTTCTGACTCAGCAAATATTAAGTATAAATTAGTATCTCTCTTATACTTAATCTTGCTATGACTTATATATTCAGCAATTCTTCTATTAATAGAGTTTCGCTTACCATTTACTAAGCTGAATAAAACTCTTTCTGATTTTGTATCCATACATTGGGTCTCCATTCCTATATTGTCTAAATATATACCCTGTCTTACAAGGCGTACATTTACCCTCTGACCTAAAAAACTCTACAAGGTCAGAAGCTGTACCAATTCTTTCTATAACAACTTCACCAGTCTTAGCATCCAATAAATCAAATACTTCGCTATAACGTATTATTGCAGTTGTGTGTTTAAAATCTCTAAACTTATGTCTCTCATTATCTAAGAACCAATAATTACCCCTTATAAATCTTGGGTCATGTGGGTTATCACTATTATATAGTAGAACTTGTAATAAATATCTATTATTAAGATAGATACTATCATAAGCATCTGCAATCGTTTCAAACTCATTTACTAACACTCCTCTCTTATTATAAACATAGACACTGCCACATCTAACTGTAACATCAACTATGTTTTCCCCCAGAAATACAGGTATATTATAATCAACATAATCAGTCCTGCATATCTTAGCAAAGTATAAGTATGCTGACATAGTACCAACTATTACATCTCTCTTCAATGGATAGAACTTTCCAGTATTTTGATTATAGAATATATGTCCCTCTTCTAGTGTCCATCTTATATGGTACCATCCTTTCTTCTTTAACTCCCTTGCTGCTTTAATAGCTTCGTTTCTATTAAACCCTCTATCAACTTTCTTCTCAACATAGCGTCTTGCACTACCTCTCTTAAAATAAAAATACCCCATTACGGGGTATTCTATTCTCTTAATATATGTTTCTAAGAAATTTCCCTTTCCTAGACTCATTAGCTTTTTAGCTACTTTGTGATAGTTAGTATATTCTTCTAACATCTCCTTTTCAGACAGCAAAAATCCAAACACGTTCTGCATCTCTATTGCAACGTCTGTTATTATCTGTCTAAATATAGGTGATTTTATCACAGCTTTTTTAATATATCATACTTAATATTCTCATGTGGTTTTAATATGACATCTACTTGTTCAGTCAAATCAGGTACTACATAAACCTTATAGCCAGCATCTCCATAATAGTTCTCACTTCCGAGACCATCAATGTGAAATAATAATGACTTAGCAACCTTTATTCCAGTATCAATTTCAAAGAATCTTTTATACATATTCAACTGTATATAACCCTTATCTTCCGGAACAACTCTATATCCTAAATCTCTAAAAGGAGCACTCATATAGTTAGCTTGTCTCCCTTTTGACTTCTTATACTGACCAGCAGTAAAATTACCTGAAAACTTAAAGTCTCCAAGTATATAATCCCCAGTCTTCTTAGACTGTAACTCAATATCAATAGTATAGCCAATTTTGTATTTATCATTACCTCTATTAACTTCCATATTCATTATATAAAAATTAGCCTTTAATTTATCCATCAGCTTCTTTGCATTCCTTTCAACCTCATGAATAGGAACAGCATCCTCAGGATTAAGCCACTGCATTTCACAGAAAGCATGACCACTAGTTCCTAAAGCACTTGCTCTTTCTCCTTTAACCTTCCAATATCTTCTAACCTTAACATCATTATTCATATACTTTTTATCAGCCTTTTTATTCTTGGCTGCTACAAATCGAGATATTGAAACTGCTTCAAATGGTTTAGTAAATCTACTTATTATAGATGTAGCACTTAACAGAACAACTCCATTCATTGTATACTGATGTATCTTATTATCAAAATTAAGACCTCTAGTGCCACCAATCACTTTCTTTCTTTTTTCTACTGTAAACATCTGTTCAGTACCTTCTTCTAAGAAAGCACCTTTTAAACTTAACCCCATTATATATAAAAATTAAATTAATACTTTTTATGTGCTTTAGCATCTAATCCAATAATTTTGAAATACAATGCATCTAAAGCTTCTAATTCTACTCCATCTCTCTCCAAATAAACCTTTATCCCATTGATGTCTTCTCTAGTTACTTTCATCAACTCAGATAAGATTCTTATTTCTCTTCTATTAAATGAAGTCTTTACGTCAGCCATTTAATGCCACTTTAAGTTGTTCGTATAATTCTGCATCCTGTTCTAATGTATATTCACCTTGCCCGAATAGGTAAATTGCTATACCATGTTTTGTTCTATAACAACTTCTGACGTCATCTTTCTTAAAAAGAAACTCTGTTATTACTTCTTCTCCACTACTCTCATTCTTTATTAAAATTTCTCCTTTCATAAAAAAATCGTTTTAATCATTTATATTTATGTTTCCTATTAATACATTACCGTCAGGGTTTGTTTCTATAAATATAAACATTCTAAACCGTAACAAAAATAAAAAAATTACTTCTGCTAAGTTAGGATTTTTTTTTGGATTTAAAAAATGAGTTTTGGAAAAATAGTTGAGAATGAGTACATATAAGTATAGACTAAGAATTTTTTTATTTCTAAATCAGAAAGGTTTAAAAAAGTACAGTTAATCAACCATCAAATTATTACCTATAATACAGCCAGTAGGTAAAATTAGATGGTACGCAATTTTGCAGTTAATCCTACTCTATAACGTTTTCTTAACGTAAAAAAGCACTCAAGTGAGACTAGACTCTATAGTCAGAAAACAGCCGAATAAGTTATTAACTTATCGGAATAGCACATTCATGCGGTAGGAAGGATAAGATATTTTACTTATGTCGTCGGCAATTCACTGGTCTTTGGAAGAAGCCACCTAGTCAAGTAGTATAAGAAAAATCAAGAGTTGGGAGAATGGAAGAAATACTTCACTAAGTCCGATATGGTTTTCGGGCGTGAGTTTCTTATCTTATCTTTCCTAGAGCCTGAAAATGTAAGTAGGCGTTGTATTTTAGTTAGGTTTTGTTGGGAGTAGGGTGGAGTCTTAAACTATTTTAAAAAATTTTAAAAAAATCGTTATGAACGAGAACCACCTCTTGATAGACCGTGTCTATATTGTGGATGTGAAACCATACGGGGGTATGGACAGATTCGACCGAATATGCCGAAAATCGGAAAAAGAGTAGGCAATATTGTAAAATATATGATATCATGGAATTACAAGAACCAAAAGTAATCAGCACAGTTAAAGGCAAATTAGTAACTATCGTTCCTATGTCTGAAAAGGCTCTTGAAGTTGCTCGCAGTAATTACGACGACTTCAACAAAGAGTTTGTTGCACAGATTGCACCTATCGGCAAGCTTGAAATGGAAGAAGTAACTCTTTCATCTGACCAAGCTGATGCGTTAGGCGAAGATATTGGCAATTGTTTCTCATTTGATGTTCATGAATTAATTGAGGGAAAGACTTATTATCTTGATGCAGATAATAACAAAGTTCCTCATAAAGGTTCATCACATCGTATTGAAATGTTTGAGAATCGTAAACCGATTTCAACGGAACAGTTTGACAAAATCAATGATGCTATCTTAATGAAAATGGTCGAGCTTGAAGCTGAAAAAGCTCTTGCTTAATCTTATTGGAACCCTATTAATTTAGGGTTCTATTTTATACCAGCATGTCATGTATATTTTTTATGTAGAGTAATAGCTGCTGCTCTTCAACAATAGCAGTTTTATAAACAGTAACCACAAAGTCAAGTATCCACACAATAGCTTGTGAGGCAACTTAAGTACAAAGTCCTACCCGATAATCAAAAGGGGTTGGATAGCTTGGCTTTCTTAAATAAATAAATTATGAATAGTACACAAATTGCAGTGTTATTGGTAGCAATCTTTTTCTTAATTGCTGCTATAGTATGTTTTAATGGGCACTACTTCTATTTAGGAGTAGCAATGCTAATAGCAACGGGAGTTCTTGTTCCAGTTATTATAAATAAGGAGGATTAGCTATGCGGAAAGTTCTATTAGTTTGGGGGGTTGCTGAGTTCATAGTGGCAGCCTTTACATATAAGTATTCAATAGCTATGGCAACTATTGATATTATTGTTGGAGCAGCTCTTATAGTCTGGTCTTTTTATTACGATGATGACAACAACTCAAACTCAATACAAGGAACATAGTTGTTGAGGGGATGAGGATTGAAAGAATGAATGTGATTGAGGTTGGTGGTGGAGTTATAAAAAGATTATTTGCTATTACTCTAGCTTTAACTAATATAAGTACAAGCTAAGTAGTAGAGAGAAAAGAAAAGAAGGAATAGTAGGAAGTGGGGTTGAAAAAATAGTTGTTGGGATTGTGGGTGGTGGAGTGGCAGAGCTCCACCTCTAATGAATCATCATCACCCAACCCCACCACACCAACCAATCCTCTCCTAAGAGATAGTTGATACTCCAACACAAACTCTTACAGTAAATCTTAAAGTTTGTATCTACATTTTTATAACATATTAGGAATAAACGTATAAAAGAGATATAAATAAAGTAATGAAAGTAATAAAAACAACAAACTAAAAATATATTCTAATAATAATACAAATATAAAACAATGAAATATTTAAATAAATGAGCAGTAAGAGAGTTTGAAATACTTAACAAAACAGTTAAAGAAGCAATAATAGCTCCCTTTGAAAAAGAAATACTTGCATTAGTGACTAAATTTAATGAAAGTGGACAAAGTGGTGGCTCTGCTCCATACACAGCAAGAGCAATCTCAGAAGCAGTTAAAAAGCTTTGCTTACAAGAACCACTCTGTGATATAACAGGAATTGATGAAGAATGGAATGATGTCTCAGAAATGCACATTGGAGAACAATGTTTTCAAAATAATAGATTAAGTTCTGTGTTTAAAGAGGATGAAGATGGAAAACCATACTTCTTAGATGCTATTACTTGGCAGGGAGAAAAAGAATGGGATGCTTTTGCTGGAAGTGTATATATTGACAATAAAGGTTTTCAATTAATTAATAGTTCACAAATTATAAAATTACCACTTAAGCCCAAACGATTTTACATAGATGTTATTCGTATAGGCATAGAAAAGAAAGAAGCTGAAAAAAGAGAATTACATTATACTGAAGGAAATGATGAGTGTTATTATTATATTTTAAAAGATGTAAAACAGCTTGATAAAGTATTCAAGTATTATGTAAAACCAGAAGGATTAGTTTTACCTATTAAAAGCTAGGAGGAAATGATTTAACTAATCGAAGCAATACTAACTAAATATTAAAGAAATGAGCACAACAAAAGAAATAAAAGTGAGAGGAGCAAAAAACAAATTAAAAAATGCTCTTTATAGAGCTTTTTATAATGGAAACGCTTTGGCAGTATTACCTAAAGATATAGATATGACCTTTCAAAGATGGTACGAAGGTAACATAGATTGGATTACAAAACTAGAACAAAGTATGCAAGAAAAATAGTATTATTACACTGGTGAAAGAGTAGTGACCTTTCAAGTAATAATATATACCCTCACTTTCCCTGGTAGTAGATGATTTATCAATCTATTCTTAAGTGAGGGTTTTTAACAATATTATCATCTAAGCTATTCTAATAGTTTAGTGGTAATTCCTACTCCCACTCATCAGTATTTGAAGAAGTTCATAAATAAACAAATAGAGTGAGAGTTTTTATTAATTTAAACTATACAGTCATGAAAATATACGAAGTTAAAGCGAAAGTATTTGGTACAGAAATATCAGATGTTGTTTATGCAACATCAGAAAGCAGAGCAATAAAGAAGTTCTGTTTTATGTACACTATAAGCTCATTGGAGTTTAATGTAATAGCACATGAATATAAAACTAGTATACAAGATTGCTGATGCAATCCAAAGAAAAGAGGATGATTTTGAAACAGATGATTCAATAATAGAATTACCATTACCTCAAACTGCAGGAACATTTACACAACAGAGAACATATGCTTTAATGAAAGCAGAAGAAATAGTAAAATACTTAGAAGATAAAAAATCAAACTTATAAGTATTTTATCAGCCGCCTTTAAGTAGGCAAAACCATCTTGGTGTTTTAAACTCAGAAGAGTTGTTGAGGATGGAAATAACTAATAGTAGAGCGAACTGCGGTCAGTTGTAGTTCGTTGCTACTATTTTAAAGAAATAAGATAATTACATAAATATAAGGTTAAACATTGAATACCTTTGTAAAAAGAAACAGATTAGGTCTGTAGGTCTATTAAAGTATGTAAGGAAAGTGACTACAGGTTATCCTTCGCATTTAAATTGTAAATGAAATATGTTACAGCTTTAATTATATTTTACATAAAGATGCCAGCAGTAATGTTGGATGTGTTGCTTCCTTGAGAAAGAAGTGTCAAAAAGAATAGTACATGAATCTATTACAACACAAATGAGTTCTCAGCAAGCAATTAATTTAATTGCGTGACCCTACTTATCTTACTCACTATGTGTTGGAAGACAAGAGGGTGCTAATAAACAAATATGTTTATATGCATATATATTAATCAATCTGCTAATTCGATGAGATGTCGAATAAGGGTCAGAGTTAAGGTAGTTGCGTGTATTTTACCTAACATTATGAAAGTTGCTTCTCAAAAACAATTATTAATAATGGTAAAATAACTTAACAGTATAAAAATAAGTAAAGGATATTTTGAGAACATATCTTCTTGCTTAAATTGATTAATATTTTAATAACTATATCATTACTAACTAATTTAAATATTATGATTTTTGAAGTTGATAGAATGATGCATTTATACAAATCACAAAAATATACATAAGCGGAGAAACTAAAAAACAATCTATCTGAAATGTTAGACGACATAATGAGATTAGATTACAATAATTATTAATATTCAAATAAAAGATGTTAAATTAAATAAAATGAGATTAACAACAGAGCAAAAACAAGGATGGGAAGATTGGTTAGCAGAAAGACCAGAAAATGTTAGAAGAGTAGCTCAAGAGATAGTACCATGGAAAAGTTATAGAATGGGACAAATTGAAGATGATATAAATAACAGATATAGTCCTATTTCATATGAAGAAGAAGAGGATGGAACTGTTACGATTACTTGTAGAAAAACAAACGAAGATATGCCATTTTTAGGTAACTATGATGTTTTTAGAATTAGACCTGAAGATTTAATTGAAGCTAATTAAATTAAAATTTTAATATTATGAATGAATATGATGTAAAAAGATTAGCAGGAGTTTTAGCAATACAAGCTGAAATTGAAGGTATGAAATTTGAAAATTTACAGAGAGAACAATATAATAAATCTCATGCGTATTCTGATGATGATTTTCAAGAAAAAGCAGAAGAACTAAGAACAATTGCCTCAAAACATGATTATCAATTATAAACTTTTAATATAATGAAAGAACAACTAATAACATTCAAAACAGCTAAATTAGCTAAAGAGAAAGGTTTTGATTGGGAATGCGCAATGTGGAATGATGGAGAACAAGCGAATCAATATGCCGGATATAGAATGGATTCTTCTATGTCTAACAGGCATATTGATAGCCACCCTTTTTATAAAAGAATACCATTTTCATGCACAATACCAACACAATCATTACTTCAAAAATGGTTAAGAGAAAAACATAATATTCATATTGACATTTCTATATCATCTGCTACTCCTTATAAAATATTCTATTATAGAATATTACATATAGGAGAATACTTTACTTTATCTCATAATGAACCTGAATTTAATAAATATGAAGAAGCTCTTGAAAAAGGATTATATGAAGCATTAGAATTAATTAAAGTATAAAACTATTTATGAAACCAAGATATGAACATAAAGATTCACTCATAATGTGGAAAGTACTTGACCATACAGATGCAAAATGGTCTGTTTAGGAAGGTTTAGCATTTAGTGACTACTATTATGTACAACATAAACTATTTAAAAAAATAAAACGAATAAAATGTTTCGGATATAAGCCTAAACAACATCCGACGTATGAAAAATTTAAGAATAAACATATTAAAAACATAATTAAAAAATCTATGAAAAATTTAATTATGAAAATAAGAGAGGTTCGATTCCTCAAATCCTTATAGTATTGAAGTGTCGATAGCTTCATAATAGCCAAAACAGGTAGTTAGGTATCCATTGGTGGATATGCTTTGTAAGGTGACAGCTCGGAAAGACGGGCATTTTATAAAATACATTTATACTCATACCTTTAATTAAGGTAATGATACTACAATTACAAGTATTGAAATGTGGTTAAGACCAGTCCTCTATCTGTAATTGTAGGCAGCTAATAAATCAAAACATGCATAAGTCTAATGTTGCATTAGAGGAAGGTTACATCTGAAGCAAATGGAGATAGCTACCATTTTGTGGCACAGAAACAATGCACAGCTCCTGAACCGGTTAACATATAACAGGTGATTAGTAATATAACCTTTAAAAGCGGAGATATGATTTCATTTATTTAGCCTTTACAAGTAATATAAAACTTGTATCGTATAGTTTATATGGTAGTTCATAATTTATTATGACAAACCACTATATAGACTAATTGTGCGGAAACTCCTATTGATACGGAGTTTAATATAAAAATATTAATCAAAATAAAGTAAACAATGAAAGATTTCTTAGAAACAATAGGACAAGCAACATTTGAGTGCTTTAAAAGTGAAACAAACACAATGACTAGCATTAATAATGCTTTATTGATGATTAAAGATAGTTATACATTAGTAGAATGGCCTGAAGTACAAGAGTTGATGGAAGAAGATTGGTTTGAAAAAGAAGCTGTTTTAAACCTTAGCACTGATGCCTCTTCTTCTTATTTTATTCCTATAAAATATTTAATTAACTAATAAAACAAAAAATTAAAGTTATGTGTGAAATAACAGGACAAACAAGAAGAAAAGAAGTAAAAGGGTACAAAATAATAGCTGTTGATATTAAAACAGGAGAGTTTTATTCTACTTTTACAGGACAAAAATATATTTTAAACGAAAAGATAAAAGAAGCCCCTACTATTTGTACAACTATAGTAAAAGACCCTTGGGCTAATGTAAGGGCAGCACCAACTTGGAAAATCTATAAAATATATAATAAATATTTTAATGGATTAACAGGAATATTTAGGACTAAAAGAGAAATGCATTGGGTGCTAAGACTAAGTGGCTTCACTCCAAATGATACTTATAATATAGCAATTGTAAAAGTTACATTAACTGGAGAAATTTACACCGGATATTATGGAGCTGCAGAAATATTTGCTGGTAACATAATAAAAGATATTAAAATTATTAAAGTAATACAAAATAAGTTATGAAAATAGAAGATTTACCACAAGACATACAAGATTACATTACTGATGAATTAGGTAAAAGTATATCAGTGCCCTATAAAAAGCCGGATGGCTCACTAGGAATGGCACTTAGTTGGAGTGAAACTCTGCAAGGAAATAATATTTGGTTAGAAGTAAACCAAGGAAATTTCAAACCATTTTATGAGTGGCTTAGAAAACACAGAGCAGGCAAACCAGTAATGTTTAAAGATGTTGGAGCAAAAGTAGTAAGAAATGAAGGAAGTTGGAATTTTGGAAATCAAGATACCTATAAGGGTAAAAAATTAGTAGGTACCATTACAGATGAAGCTTTAGAAAGAAATTGGGTATATGTAGATTGGAATCTTAGCTCTTATGGTGCTTATAGAGCAGCAAAATATGGTATATGTAGTTTACAATACGCCACAGAGGAAGAAATAAAATTAGGATATAAAATTGATGATAGACTTGAGCATCTTGAAGTTACTAAAGATTTTTTAAGTTTTGATAAAGAAAACTTTCTAGTATCAGAAATTGATGGTAAAAATATACGAGAATATAAACAATTATGTAAAGACAACAATATTAAGTATCTTATCAGCTGGGAAGGTTATATTCTTGGCAATAGTGTTTATGGAGTGATTGATGGTCTCGAAATATGTACTTCTAGACAAAGTGTTACTACTAAGCACTATACTTTCGAAAAGTTTAAACAATTATTAACATATAAAAATGAACAAAATGAAAAGATTAGAATTATTAATGAATCAGGGCAACAACCAAGAAGAGGCTGTAAAATTTCAAGTAAAACAAGACCAACTACAGTTACAAAAAGACTTATTGGAAACAGAATTATCCTTAAGTCAAGAAGAACACAGCTTAAAAGCGTTAAAATCAGCGGAAGTGCTATCAGTTTCTAAGATAATTTCTGTCATAGAACTTATTGAAGGCTATAAAAATGGTATAAAAGCTATCAAAGAGCTTGAGAAAGAACTCTTTTAAAAAAATATATAATATGCACATTTTTAGCATGTACCGAACTTACATACCACAAGAACTGTTGTTCGGTCTTTTGAGCTGTAACCTCTAATAAAGGTTACAGCTATTTTTATAAAGGAGTAGTCCTTATGTAGAGCAATACTACTATAAAAAACAATTAATTCTAATTTAAACTAAGAATATGGAAGTTAAAGAATATTGCTTACAAAGGCTTGATTTCAATGAAGAAGTCATTCATGAAGCAACTAAAAAACTACAAGAAGTAAAAAAGGAACTTGAAAAGTTAAGATTTGAAGTACAGTTTGATGTAAAAACTATGAATCTTTCAAAGTCGTTAGAAGAGCATGAGAGTAAATTATTATCTTCTGAGAAATATAGAATAGAGTACGCAATGTCTATAACAAGAACACTAAAAGAAGCTGCTAGTTTATTGAGTGCCTCTGAAAGGACACTTTATAGGAAACGTAAAGAGTATAACTTATAAAATATATATTAAATTGAACAATATTTAAATAAATTATAAAAGAATGACACTAATACCATTAGTATGGTTTATAGTTGTTACTATTGTTATACTCATCTTTTACAAAAGATACAACAAGAAAGCAATATTAAACACAAAAGAAACAATGAATCTTCCAAGAGGGTTCTTCAGAGTAATTTTATTAATAACTTTAACAGCTCTTTACATTCTAGTTATAGTTGCGGGAACCGAGAGTTGTTATCTAACAAGCATAGAGAGCTTACTTAAATATGTCATAATATTCTATTTCAGTACTGGCATAGTAAAAGAATTAAAAACAAAAATTTAAAGAAAATGAAAAAGATTTTAGTATTACTAATTTTGGGATTGATGACATTCCAAGCAAACAGTCAAGTCATCTATTTAATGGAAGCAAAAGAAGATGTAGTTGAAGTTGATGGCTCAATTATAAAAGACAGCATCTATTATTATGAGGGCTTAATAAGAATAAACAAACAAGCAACTGTTCTAACTTTAGTTATTCCTTCTGGGGAAAGAGCTAAATTTATGATAGACAGACCACACTACGATGAAGAGGCTGATATATTTACAGGCTCTCTTATGGATTTTGAAGGAGCTACTTATAGTATTATGGTATCAGGAAAGTCTAAAATAATATTAATAAGGACTTTAAAAGAAGAATATTTATTAACTTATATATTTTATTATAAATAGCTATGGATAAATATCATAAAATACAAACAGTTTATTTGAGAGACCCAAAGACTAATTTTAGAACTCTTTTAGAAGGAGTATGGTCAAAGAAAGAATTTGAAGTATTGCAAGATATAAATTGGATTTGTACAGAAAAGATAGATGGTACAAATATAAGAATAATATTGAGTAATGGAATCTTTTCTATAAGAGGTAAGTCAGACAATACTCAAATACCACCATTTTTATTAGATAAATTAAATAAACTCTTTTGTAAAAAACAATTAGAAGATATATTTGAAACAGAAGCTGATATTTGTCTTTATGGAGAAGGATATGGACAAAAAATACAAAAAGGAGGAAATTATTTACCTGATTCTAATAATTTTATCTTATTTGATATAAGAATAGGAAAATGGTGGCTTACACGTAAAGCTATAGAAGTTATAGCAAAGAAATTAGAAATTTCTATTGTACCAATAATAGGTATTTGGAAGTTAAAAACTGCTATAGAGTTCGTAAAGCAAGGTTTTAAGTCAACTATAGCTGACAATGAAGATTATATGGCAGAAGGATTGGTAATGAAACCTCAAATAGAACTTTATAATAGGTCTGGAGAACGTGTTGTTACAAAAATTAAGCATAAAGATTTTAAATAGTAAATTATGGGAAAATATCAAAGAAAAGCTAATAAGTTATTAGCAGCAAGATTAAAACATTACACAGAAGTGTTAGTGGGTGGAAGCAGAAATGGTGGAAAAGAATATACAAAACCAGGACGACTTAAAACCACATAAATACATCGAGGGAGCAGGTATTGCTATTTTTATCTTTTAACAATTTATAATTACAATTTAATTACAGATAAAAATACTAGAGTTCGATTCTCTTATCTCTCACTAATTTAAAACAAAGTAGTTATGAATACATTTGCTAGAACTAAGAAAAACATTAAGAATGCAAAAATTAGTGTTTTTCATAATAAACAAAGTACTAAATTAAAGATACCTTTAAAAGTTGTTATACCCATTATTAATTCTATAGTTGAACCTAATGGAAGTAGTTGTGCTAAAGGAAACAAGAGTTGCTCTGTTGGTTTCACCTATAAAATTGTATCTTTAAAGAAGTTCTCAAAGAGACATTTTAGATATTGTAGTGCACAATATAATTATAAGTGGAAGACAGCAACTTTTTCTAAATCTCAGTTAATTGGAGCTATAGTAACTATAGAAAGTAATAGATATCGAATTGTTGATAAATATTAATTAAATTAAATAATATGGAAAATATAAAAGAATTATCAGATGCCATAGTTAAAACTATTGGTTATTATGAAACTAAAGGACACTTTGTTAATAAAAGTGCTAATCCTTTATGTAAATTAACAAAAGTAGTAACAACACAAAACTGTTATCGTTGTCCTTTTAATGTAACAGCAACAGAAGCTAGTCAAGATTTTGGTTGTTTAGCAAGAAGAACTCATGATGTTGTTGCAAGTGCTTTAAATCAGCAAGAAGATTTAGATGCTGAATTAGCAAAAAAGACAGCTATAACATTCTATAAAGAAGTATTGAATCTCATACAAACAGGAGTGCATCCTACAGGAGATGCTTTTAGTTATAAAAGTAAAACGAGATGGGCATACTCTTTGAGAGCTATTGACAGAACAATTAAAAGTTTAACCTTTAAAAAATAAGAGAATGAAAAAATTAGGAAAGTATCAAGAGATTGCAAGATTTTATGGGCTATCAGTAAGGAAAGCTAGAAGTCTTTTTCCAAAAAACAGAAAAACAAATAATAGAAAAGTTGGAAAGAGAGTAAAGAAAAAGTTATTACAGGTTATTACTTATAATGATGGAGATACAAGATTAATAAAACATCATAATATTAAAGTTAATGGAGCTCTTAAAAAATAAGCTATGGAAGATTTAAAAGTAATAATATGTACAAATAAGGAATGCCCCTTTTGTTCAAGTTGTATGACATTTTTAGCATCTGATAAAGAAGCAATTAGAAAAGAATTACCTACACCAAAACATAAATATGTGTGTCCTTATTATTCTTCTATTCATAAAAATGAGGTATTAAAAAGATTAGATGATTATGAAGAAGAATGATTCAATGTATTTAATACTTCTTATGAAATATATGTATGTATTTCGTGCAGTATTTAATGAGAATAATAGAACTATTCATAAGCCAGCATTACATAAACTTGTTGGCTTGTATTTAGAGCAATCTAAAGGACATTTACGCGAAGTAGTATTAGTACATCAAAAACAAGTTTTAATCAATAAAATAAAAGAGTTATGAAAAAAGAATATAGTGTCATCAAAGTATTGAAAAGTTTAAGAAAGAAAAAAAACATTAAAGTTACCAAAGGTAAATTGATTTACATTCTTAATTTTAGAAATATGGGTCAACAGTCTATTGGTAATTCTACGTTGGGAAAGTTAGATTATTTAGTTAATCACAATAAGTATAATATAATAAGACTAGCTCCAACTAGAGAGAACATTAAGAACTTCAAAAAACTGCATGAGGATTTTACTAATCATTCTATTTCTGCTGCTTAGTTCTGTTAGAGCACAAGAAGCAACAATAGAATTTAAAATGCCTATAGAAAGACCATATGATTTAGATGCTGATGTTGCAAGATTAAAGACGGAAAAGCTTTATTTTAGAGATTTAGAAGAAATTGATAAAATAGCTTTTCCTGCTATTTATTTTAGTATAAATGATTCCATAATAAATGGTAGCATTTTAACTAAAAGAGAGGTAGCTAAAGTTGTTGAAACTATTGCAATGTTTGAAAGCTCTTCAAGTACACGAAAAGGAACTATGCCTTTTAAATCTTCCTTATTTATTAAAAGTAATAATGCTTTTGGTATAAAAGGAAAAGGGCATGTAACCAAAACAGCTGAATATGTTAATGGAGAAAGAATGGTAATTGTAAGTTCATTTAAAAAGTATGACTCTTTTGATGAGAGTATAAATGATTTATTATCTTTATTAGTTAGAAGATATCACTTAAAAGAAGCTAAGACTTCAAAAGAAGTATTTCATACTATGAAGAGAAAAGGATACTTTACAGCACCAATAACATATATGTATTCATTAATTAGAACAAATAAAAGGTTAAACAAATATAAAAATTTTAAAGATGATAATATATAATTCAATAAATAAAAAGTACAAAACAGCTTCAGTAAAAGAAGCAGAAATGATATTAAATATAGGTATATTGTACTGGCTGAGAGAGCAGGCTATTAAACTTGAAAACAAGGAAAGGTCTATTCTTCAGTATACTTTTGAAAAATATAAACGTAAAAGAAATAGAGCCTTAAAAGCTACCTACGAAGAAACTAGTAAAAAAACATTATTAGATTTAACGGGTAAGTTTATCTTTAAGGTAAGTAAAGAATTAGATAGCCTTATATTTGTAGTATTTGATTATACTGGTTTCTTTTTACGAAAAGATAACTTAAGTACTGATTTAACTAATCTTATAGAAGAATTAAAAAGTGGCAATACTAAGCCAAAACAAATAAATACTTCTATTTCAATTTTAGATGCATCAGTTAAAGTTCCAGTAGAGTTGGTACAGAAACAAAAGAAAAAGGAGAGGCAATCAAGAAGGATTCAGGACATTGAGGATAAACCTAGTAAATCCTACGTTGATGAAGTTTATAAGATAAAGTATAATGTGCAAAGAGATATGGAGTTTTATTATGGAACTACTTTTCCTCTGAGTGACGAAAATCTAGGCATATTAAGAATGTTTAGAGAATCATTATTAACGGTAAATTAAAATAAGATGTTAAGTGAAATTTTAAAAGATGTTGACAACAAAGTAGAGTTTTTAGAAAAAGCTTTAAACGTAGTACGAAAAAATGAAGGTGGAGAAGTTCCTGGACTAGAAGAAGATATTAAAATAATTCAACCTTACTTTACAGAAGATAAATACTTCATTGAAGTAGTGAAGAAAAACATCAGAAAATTAAGAATTAAGTTCAAAGATGAAGAATTAGAACGTTCTTTGGCTTGGGTACAAGCTAATAAAACGAGAAAACATCTTATTCAACGAATAGACGAAGCTATTGGATTCATTGAAATTGCTAATGGAAACTTTAATAACTTCCGAATTTTGGGATTTAGAAAGATAAATGTAATAAGAGACAATAATATTAGGCAAAAAACAGATTTTATGTCTGCTTTTATAGTTCTTACTACTAAAGATGGATTTAAAGAGATGCAGAACAAGTTTAAAACAGATATTTCATTAAGAGCACTAAGTATAGTGAATGAAATAAAAGATACAGGTTATTTTGATGAAAATCATTTGAGTATGATGTTGTCTGATGAAGAAACCAAACTATCTATTAGTTTAAGACTTGCTTGTAATCGCTATTAAATTTACTAATTAGCTACAGCAGGTATTTCATATATCTGTTGTAGCTTTTTTTTGTTATGTTAGATTTAATAAAAAAGCAAATAGAACTTCCTTATATGCAGAAACTGTTAAAAGAGGTCTATAAGTACAATGATGTTATTCCAAACAAGCTACCTTTTGAAATTCTTAAAAAGATAGACTTAAGAGACATAAATCTAGTAATAATAGGACAAGACCCTTATGCTACTGGACTTATTGAGTTTGGAGAATTTAAATATCATTATGATGGATTAGCTTTCTCTTCTAAGAACACTTTGAAAACTCCATATTCTCTACAAGTATTAAATAAGTTATTTATTAATACTTCTAAAGAATTAGGGCAAGAAGGAGAGGAGAATAACAATTTATATTATTTATTAGGTAGAGGAGTTCTTCTAATAAACACAATATGGACTGTAAGATATGGAAAATCTTTAGCTTTTGACCACCCTTATTGGTACACTTTTACAGCTAATATAATGAAGATAATACAGAAATACAATAGCAATGTCTGCTTTTTACTATTAGGTAGTGTTGCTAAACGACTTGAATATGCAGTGGATAAAAAGAATCATAATGTATTTAAAGATATACATCCAGCTGCAAGTAAATATAATAAGAATAAAAACTTATATAACTCTGATATATTATTACAATGCCTAAAGAAAATAAGAAAACCAATAAGACTCCTGAAATAAGTACTGAAGAGTTAGTTTTTAAAGCATTGGGTCAAATAGATACAGATTTTTTGAAAAGACAAGAGTATGAAGTACATTTTGTAGTTCCTTATGATGAAGATGGGGGAGAAGTTAGAGGAATAATTAAGAATTTTACTGCTTCCAGCTCAGCTGATGCCGTAAGATATGTTTCTGAAAAGTATGGATTTCCAGAGATAGATGATGATGCTATAAATAAACATGAATTTCCGGAGACGGAACGATATGGCATAATAAAAGTAAGGAAAGTGTTAAACGATAAAGATTTTACAGCTGAAGATTTACTTAAAAGCTGGGAATTTATGTTTAACAACTATATTAGGAACGTAAGTATTAATGGGGTAAGAACTAAAAGCGATGATAATAGAGAAGAAGTTCTTATGTCATTAGTTAGAATGTTTAAATTACCACAGAGAAATAAATTAACCGATAAATACAAGATATGAAATACATAAAAGAAATAAAAAATTATATTCTATACATATTTAGCTATAGAAGTTTCTTATACTATAAATTGATGGAAAAAACACTATCAGAAGAATTAAAGACTTTAAATAAAGCAATAAAGGAACTAGTAAATAAAGAGCATGTTTGTCATACACTATTAGGAACTCTTGCCAATGTTAAATTATATATAGAGGGAAGAAAAGACGAATGTTATTGTCCAACTTTAGATGAACTTATAAATTCAAGTAAAAAATAACGATATGAAAGAGTTTAAAATTAGAAAAAATTATGTAGTTGCTCCCAAAGAATTAAGAATGTATGCATATAAAAAAATGTTAGAGTCTTATAAGCTTCAAAAAACTATTATAGAAACTATACTGATAACATTTAAAAATCGCACAGTTATTGAAGTAGATTTATATTTTGATTCTTTTGTTGGTATGTGTGCAAATGCTGATGAAATTATGGACGCTTTACATCTAAAAAAAGCAAATAAACAAATGTTAATAGAAGTAGCACAATATGTAGGAGATAGGAGCAAACATAATGAATCTTTTTGGTTTGACTCTTTTGAAGAAAGAATTGAATGTTTAGAGAATATATTAGAAGAAGAAAAAAGAAGTAAAAAAAGAATTAAGTAAACAACTAAAATGAAAAAATTTAAAATAGTTCCAAAGAAGTATAGGTTTATAATATACTACTTAATGGATAAGGCTAGAAAAGAACAAAAGAATTATATTATAAAGACTACTATTAATGATATAGAAATAGAGCAAAAGATACTTTATTCTATGGGTTTTTGTTTTTGTTTTAATCATATTGCTCAAATTTTTGGAGTTCTGTCTTATTACGAGAGAAAAAGAGCATACAAAGAAGCTTATATTTTAGCAGGAGATGACGCAAAATCTTTTACTTATGGAGAACTTTTAAGATGTAAAATATTAAAAAAGATTTTAAAAGATAATGAAGAGTATATTATAAAATATAATATAGCTAATAAAGCTAATAGCATGTCTACAATATCAACAAGAATTAAACTTATAAATAAATGATAACATAATCTAAATAAGTTATGAAAATAAAAATAGATACAGTAAATAAAACAATTGAACTTGAAGAATAGATAAATATTAATACACTCATATTACAATTAGAAGCGCTTTTACCTAGTGCAAAATGGAAAGAATTTACACTTAAAGTAGGATATATTACAAATTGGATAAATCCTATTACTATAGAACCATATAGTCCTCCTAGCTATCCTAACTATCTCTGGATTACTTGTGAAAGTGGTACTATTATGCCGAATTCAGATAACTATTCTTTAACACAAGGAGAATTTAATATTAACATATAAGTCAATAAAATGAAAGAGCAAATTATATCATATAAAACAGCTGAATTAGCTAAAAGGAAGGAATTTGATGAAGAATGTAGATTCTATTATACATTACCGAGTAAGACTCTACATGACAATGCTGAAGATTTAGATGCAGGAGAAATTGATGACTATTTTAATCGTTGCCCTTCTAAGTATTCTGCTCCAACTCAAGCGTTGTTACAAAAGTGGCTAAGAAAGAAACATAATTTAATTATTGAAATAGAGGCACTTTGGGGGAATATAGAAAAAACTAAGATAAGTTTTGCCTGTTGGATATTATATACTAAAGAAGAAGAAAGCAGAAATCCAAAAGATGAAGCTCCCTCATATTATAAAACATATGAAAAAGCTTTAGAGAAAGGATTACAAGAAGCATTAACTTTAGTCTTGATTTAAAAGTATGAAAGAAATCTTTAAAGTCTTAGAATTTACAGATATCAGAAGAGAAACTCTTGGTAAGTATGCTCATATTGTTAAACTGGATGAAACTAGTTATACATGGGCTGGAGGTGAAATACCAGTTTTGATGACTACTAGAGCTTCTCTTAGGATGCTTAAAGAAATGCATAAAGGCTTAAGTTTTAAAGGCATTAAAATTAAAAGAAGAGAATTAATTTAAATAATAAAGTTATGAGTACTAAAAGACAAGAAGCTGACATAGATATTTCATTAATAAAAATGGATAGGTATCCAATAAATCCAACTACTCTTAGTTTAATTGATTATTTAAGACAAGGTAAAGAAGCTCCAGCTATAAAGGTTTCTAGATTATCTAAAGGAGGATATAAAATAAAAGACGGTAGACATAGAGTACTTGCTTATAAACTATTAGGAAGAACTAAAATAAAAGCTGCTTTTAGTACTAAATTCTTACAATATCCATCTAAAGTTAACAACTAATATAATGGTACAGAAAGCTCTTAAGCTAAAAAAACCTAAAAATAATATTCATAGTATGCACTTTGTTTCTAGAACTGATAAAGAAGACCTTCAACTATTTTGGGTATTAAATGCTGGAACTACTATTGTAGAAGATAAGTTATGGGTGCTTGGAATGGATTGTGAGAAACTAATTCATCAATATAGAAATGGAATTTGTCCAATATGCGATTCAAGTAATACTAGACGACATCCTTTAGATAAATCTTTATTTTGGGGGTGTAAAGATTGTGGCTATGGTTACTGGGATACTTTTTTAGCTAACTTTTATAAAGAAGACTTTTATATTGCTAATAATTTAAATAAAGAGTTAGAAAAATATCTAGCTAATAAGAAAGAAGCTAAAAAATCAATAGAAGATAAATTAAAAATATATAATAATAAAAACAATAAAAATAAAGAGACATGTATACAACTAAGTCTATTTTAATAAATTCTGGGCAGACTGTTAAGCTTTTAAAGAAAAGAGTAAGAGTTCAAATTTATAAAGCAATACTAAGAGCATTTGAGAGAACTCTAATTGAAGAGTTAGAGGCTAATTTTACTTTACAGTATAAACATTATAGTGTTCCTTTTGAACTTAAAGAGGGTTTATGTGTAGCTTTAACTTCTATAGCTTCATCTATATACAATTTAAATATATGTTATAATAATGCCACGTTATTATTTCCAGAGCTTAAAGATTATAAATCAGAAATAAGTGCTTATTGGTTTAGCAATAACGATGAAAGAATAGAAGCTTTACAGGAAATGGCTGGAATAAAAATTAATAACAATATTAAATAACATATTATGGGATGGGGAACAGACTTCACTATGGATTTATTTCTAAATAAAGAAACTTATAAGACAGTAGGGGAAGTGGAAGACGAAATTGAAAGTGAATTACAAACAATAGAACATACTAAACTTCAAATTACAGTATTACTTCTCATGCAAAAAATTCCAAACGAATTTGCAGAAGAGCCTGCTAATTATGTAACTATGGAACTTAGAAACTTATTTGAATTTATAGAAGATAGTACAAAGCACATAAAAATGCTTGAATTATATGCTAGATTTCTAGAAGAACAACAAAATGAAGATTAATAAAAAACTAATATTTGATTATTTTAGAGAAAGAGACAAAGATATTGAAAGTCTTACGCAATATACAGAAAGGTTAATAAATAGCTTAGAGAAAGATTATGGTTTTACAGAATTTCATTCAGAAATCCATAAGATATTGAAAGAAATAGCAGGAAGAAAGTACCATTTAATTGCAACACATATTACTGGAAATGAAGGACAATGGTTAACAGCAATATCAATATATTTAAAAGAAAACAATGATGGCAACTAAAAAGTATTTAAGAAATGAACTGAGTGATGCAATTGCTAAAATTAGATTGTATGAAAGCTATTTAAGAGATATTAGAAGAGTTACAAATAGTAGATTTAACGGTGATATAGTAAAAGATATAATATTAAAGAATCGAAAATATTGTGATAAAACAGAAGAATTAAATCAGGAAATAGAAAGAACAAATGAGAACTTAGTTAAATTAACAAAGCATATTTTAATCTTAAATGGATATATTGATTTTTTCAAAGCAACTATAATTGCTCAAAAAATGCAAATATTAGATATGAATACTATTATTTATAAGATTTTAAAGTTAATAAATAAGAAAAAAGCTAAGAAAATAAATTCTTCAATAGATTCTCTTAAATATATTAAGAAGAAAATATTAAAATTAAAAGATGAAAACAAAATATAGAATATTAAAACAAGAAGATACTGTAAAAAGTCCTTATTACTATATAGAAAGAAAAAGAATAATTTGGTCTCCTCTAAAAGGATTTACAGCAACAAAAGAGCATGGTGGTTCTTATTACATGGTAAAATTTGAAATATTAACGTTCTCTACTGATATTAAAGCCATATCTTATATAAAGAGTCTAAAAACAAGAAGAAAAATGAAATCTTCGATATTGAGAGCTAAAATAAACTTAGAAAACGGCTATGTATATTTTAAAGAAGATGATATAAATATATTTGAACACAATAAGTCTATAAGGGGATATGAAAAGCCAGCTATGATTCTAGCTTTAAATGAAAAATTAAAATCAAGAGTAGTAAAAACAATAACAATATAAAATATGGGTACATTTGTAAATCATCCAACACACTATAATAAATATTCTGTAGAATCTGCAGAGATGGCTAAGAGAATATGGGGAAAAGAAGCATTGAAAATTGCAGCAGAGATAACAGCTTTTTTCTATAGAATGAGGGCAGGATTAAAAGATGGAACTACTGCTGAACAAGACTTCAAAAAAGAAGAATGGTGGCTAAATTATGCTAAAGAAAGTAGTAATGACATACAAGTAAAAGAAGTAAAAGAAATTGAAACTAAAGTACTTGTAGAAGCTAAAAAAGCAGAGATTAAAAAGAAATACACTCCTAAGTTCTAATTATGTTTAATAAAATAGAAAAGTATTTAGTAACTATATTAGTTATAATTGCTGTAATACTTATGATAGTAGGGTTTTTATCTAAATTTGCAACATTACTTAGTAGTAATAAGGAGATGGAGCATACAATAACTGAGCTTATAAAAAGTACTAATGATAAAAGTTATACAGTATCTAAAGATGAATTTAGACAGTATGTTTTAAAGAATGATAGCTTACTCAAAGAGGTAATTAAAGCAAATAATATAAAAGTAAAAAATGTTACTAGAGTTATAAATAATCATTATAAATATGATTATGACACAACTATAGTAATGGCAGGAGATTCTATCAGAAGATTTAATTATAAGCCAGATAGTTGTGTACATGTAAGTGGATTAGTACTTGCTGATAGCATAACATTTGATACACTAATGGTAGATTACCGTTCTGCTAGTGTTTACTGGTGGAAAAGGGTTGGAAATAAAGGAAATAGAACTTTCTTTCCTTTTGGACATAAAGAAACTCATGTTAATACAATTAATAAATGTAGTGGAGAAACTACTACCGAAGAAATAACAATATTGAAACGATGACTAAAAAGAAGTTAGATTTATTTAACTTCGACTCTTTTAAAGAAGAAGTTATACTTAAACTATCAGAAGAAGAAATAAAAAAAGTTATAAAAATAAAAGAATTAAAAGCTGGAATAGAGAAAATAGATGAGCCAATTGAACCAATTAAACCAGCAGCTTTAAACAACTTAGAAACAACTACTTTATATTCTAATTATTCTTTATCTTATATGTATTTTAGAAATAAAGAAGAATTAGAGAAAATATTAACTCTTACAAAAAATGCAGATAAGGCAGGCGTTAGTCAAAATGAAGAGCTTAAAATAGTAACTGAATCTGATAGCTATTATGAAGAAAAATTAAGTAGTATAACAGAAACTAAAGTTTTAAAAAAAGAAGCTTATAAAAAAGTAAAACATTTAATTACTAGTTATAGTAAAAATTTAAGCGTATATAAAGAGAATAAAAAAGTATATGATGAATATACTAAAAAAAGAGCTTTAATAGTTACAGAAGTTCAAGATAAAATTAATTTCGTTAAAGAGAAGTATGCGAGAATAGAAAGGTATAAAAAAGTATTTAAAACAGAATATTTAGACATATGTGATGGCAATTACAATTTAGCTTTAAAGTTTTTCAAAAGAGCTACTATTTTAGCAGTTGAAGAAGAGAACTTAATATTAAAAGCTTTTGAAGACTTTAAAAAAATTGCAGATGGAACAACCTAAGTTAATAGATATAGAACCGATAGAAAATAAGAACTATACTGTTGCTATAAAGTTAAAAGCTACAAAAGATATTCCAATAAAAGATAAAACTTCTACACATTTAATTAATTTAGAGTTACGTCTTTCTAGATGGCTAGTTGAAGTAGAACAAGAAACAGGGTGGAAATTTGATACAGAAATTATTTTTAAGCACTAAAAATTGTCGAATTTTCTATTTAAAGTTGATTTTTTGGACTTTTACCGGTTTTTGATGCTATCCCGCTACTATAAATCAGGATGCTTTTTTAATTTACAAAAAGTACGAATTTTTAACTTTTTAAAAAATACAGAAAAATGAAAGATAAGTTGCCTAAAACGTTAGAGGAAGCACTAATAATGCTAATTAATAATAAACAATATAACAATTTAAATGAAAAGAAAATGCTAAGAAAAGGTATGTTAACACCACACATATCTATAAAAGAATGTTATTACTCATATAAGGCTAAAAGGTTAGGAATAGATAATCGCCCTTCAAAAGCTCAATTTACTAAATTAAAAAAATTAGGACTACTCCTATTTGAGCCTATAAGAGATAACTTTGGAGTCATGATTAAGATAAACTCCATGTATAGATGTCTATTTTTAAATATCAAAGTTGGCGGTTCTTATAGGTCTCAACATGTAAAGTGTGAGGCAATGGATATAGATGATACTTATGGAAGAGTAACTAATTCTGAAATGTTCTATTTTGTTGTTGAAAACTTAGATTTTGACCAACTTATATGGGAATTTGGAGATATTGATAATCCAAGTTGGATTCATATATCCTCAAAAGTAGATAATACGAAAGATAATAGACACATGCTTTTAATATCTTATATAGAAAACGATGAAAAGAAATATAAGAGTTTTAAAAGTATAGAAAGTTTTAATAACTTCAAATATAAATTATATGCATAGGAGAAACTTATCGGGAGTATTTTACTTCTATAAATTTGAAGATGAAGAGAAAAGACAACTTACTGTTTTTGAAGACTGCCCTAAAGATAAACAAATGGAGATATTAGAAGGCATGTGTGATGAGGGTAAAGCTAATCTTGCACTACATCTTGCTAAAGTTTTAAGAGGTATTGGAGATAGTTATAATTTAATAGTATGAGAATATTAGTTATAGATACTGAAACAATAGATTTAAAGAATGCTGACATATATGAAGCAGGACTGTCAATTTTAGATACTGAAACAGGAGACATAAAAAGTAAGGATTATATAATATCAGATGTATATAATAGTCCAATGTTCAAGAAAGCCTATTTTTATAATCAAAATAAAGATATACTAGAAGAAAGAATTATACAAGGTAAAGCACGTGTAGTTACTGTCTCTGAGTTTAAAGAGATATTTAAAGAAGAACTCTTTAATAACTATGATATGTTTTCTGCTTTTAATGTAAACTTTGACGTTAGAGCATTAAGCTATACTTTTTCAAAGTATACTCATGCCAAAAAACCTCTTAGTAATCACATTATAAGAAAAATAATGCCTGTTTTAGATATTGCTATATTAGCAGCTTTAGTAGAAAGTCAAAAGCCTTGCTATGACTGCTTTTGTAGAAAGAATGGATTTACAACTAAAACAGGAAAAGTTAAGACTACAGTTGAAGCTTTCTATAAATATGCTTTTAATACTTTAGATTATTCTGAAAAGCATAATGGATTAGATGATTCTTATGATGAGGCTATGCTTTTACAGTATTATTTTATACTGGCTAAGAACATGTCTAAAGTAGAAGAAGCTGTTGAAATGACTCAGCTTAATAAGAAACCTTATTTATTATTTAATAAAAAATGACATTTGAACAAGAATTTGGAGAAGCCTTTGGAAAGACATTAAGAGGAAAGTATGCTTTGAAAAAGGATGGTAAATATATAGAAAATAGTTATTTAGATATAATTAACAGAATAACAGCAAAAGTTAAAAGATACAAGAATACTATAATGTCTGAGGATGATATAGCTCATTTACATTCAATGCTTGTAAACAAAAGAGTTGTTCTTGGTGGAAGTATAACAGCTTCTTATGGGACTGCCCTACTAACATCATTATCTAATTGCTATGTAATTCCATCTCCAGAAGATAACTACGATAGCATTTGCAAAATTGATAATATGCTAGTAGATATCATGAAGAGACGAGGAGGAGTAGGAACTTCTTTAGATAACATAAGGCCTAGAGGAAGCGTTATAAATAATGCTGCTTCTACCTCAACTGGACTAGTTCCTTTTATGAAAAGATACTCTAATACAACATTAGAAGTGTCACAAGAGGGTAGAAGAGGAGCTTTAATGTTAGCTCTTTCCTACAAACATAAAGATGCAACACATTTTGTAGATGCTAAGACAGATACTATTAGTATAACTGGAGCAAACATATCATTAAAAGTAGATGAAGATTTTTTTCTGTCTGAACACAGCACATTAAGAAAGAAAGCTATTATGAATATGTGGAAGAATGCAGAACCAGGATTGCTATTTTGGGATACTGTTCTTGACAACCCTATAGATGCTATGAAAGTACACAAGTTTAGTACAACAGGAACTAATCCTTGTGGCGAAATACCTCTTAATCCTTATGGAAGTTGTTTATTAGCTCATCTCAATTGGTATTCTTATGTAGAGAATAAATTTACTTCTAATGCTAGAATAGATGTTGGTTTAATAAAAAGAGATACCGAAGTTCTTACTAAATTTATGAATACAGTGGTAGAGGAAGAATTAAAACATTTAGATAAAATATTGAAAGTAAGCGAACCTGGAGTAGAGACTGAATTATGGACTAAAATAAAGGCTATCTTAAGAGAAGGAAGAAGAATAGGAATAGGAAAGACAGGCATTGGAGACTTCTTAGCTGCTTTAAACTTATCTTATGGAAATAGAGATATAGTAGATAAGATTTCAAGAATTATAAAAGTAGAAGTTATTAAAACATCACTTGATTTAGATATTGAAGCTCCAATATTAAAGATAGCCAGAAATAGAAAAGCTTTCATGAATCATAAATTTATGAAAGATACTTTAAAAGTATTAGGCTCTGAGTATAAGAATAAAGTTCCCGCTAACATTGGATTTTTAACAGTAGCACCTGTTGGTACTGGAAGTATGATAGCTGGAGTAACTAGTGGTATGGAACCTGCTTTTGCACTTCATTTTAAGAGAAGAAGAAGAGCAACAACAGAAGATACTATATTTAAGACTGATAAAAATGGAGAAGGTTGGGTAGAGTTTGAGACTTATCATCCACCTTTCTTAGAGTGGGCTAAGATTGCTGGCTATAATGATAATCCTATGGAACATGTAGATAAAAGTCCATATTATAAAAATACAGCAGAAGAGATTGATGTTTATGATAAAATAGATTTACAAGCTACTCTTCAAAAACATACAGACCAATCAATAAGTGTTACTCATAATGTAAAGAGAAACTTTCCTCTAGAAGAAGTACATAAGCTAGTTAGGTATGCTTATGATAAGAAACTAAAGGGATTCACCTTGTATCGTGACGGCTCGAGGGAAGGTATATTAAAGAAATTTGGCAGTACAGATTTGGCGACCGCAAAGAATAGACCTACGCTTCTCATGTGTGAGGTACATAATGTAAAAATCGACGGTAAAGACTGGGTAGTATTGGTAGGTTTGATTGATGACAAACCTTATGAACTATTTGCACTTAAAGTTAAAGGAATAGTTTTAAAGAAAATAACAAATGCCAAATTAGAAAAAATAAAGGGTAATAAACAATCTATATATAACTTAATAAGCACAGAACTCATCATAAATGATATTATAAGTCATTATAGTTCTGGAACTGAAGAAGTATTTACAAGACTTATTTCTACGCTTTTAAGTAATGGAGTAGAAGTTAAAGATATATTAAAAAGTTTTGATAAAGTAACAATGATTGTAGGAACTTTTGAAAATGTTATAAAAAGAGTTTTAGGACAGTATACTGGAGTAAGAGAAACTAATGAAGAGTGCCCAAAGTGTGGAGCTCCCTTAGTTATAGAAAATGGCTGTACAGTATGTAAATCATGCGGCTATGACAAATGTGGATAATATTAACAATAAAACTAGTATTATATGTCTAGTAAACCTAAGAATATGGCTACAAAGTATGAAAATGCTTTAAAGTCTACATCAATAGATGAAATTGAAGAAATTGCCGAAAAGAACAGACTAGTTGAGAAAGAAGTAATTTTAAATATAGTTAAGCTTAAAAGTAATATGCTTCTTTTAGAGAAAGTAAGATTATATCCAAAAACAAATAAAATTATAGTTCCTGGAAGTCCTAACTATAATAGTAAAGAAGAAGCAGTGTATGAAGTAATACTTGCTGGAGAAAGAACTGATAATTATAATATTGAAGTGGAAATAGGAGATTTAGTTATTGTAACTCATGTTTTAAGTGAAAACTTTAATGGAGCTACAAAAGTTCTAGTAAGAGGAAAAAGTATGAGTAGCTTATTAACTTTAGCTAGTCTTAGTGAAGTAATGATGGTAGTAAAGTATGACAAAGTAAAATGATTTATTTTGTAGGAGATATAAGAAGAATTATAGACAACGATGGTAGCATATCTCCACTTTCTATAGATAAAGCAATAGAAGATATTAATAGAGAAGCTATCATATGCGAAGATACTGAAACTTTTGGATTAGACTTTACTAAGCCTAATCAAGTAAGATTAATACAATTAGGCACTAAAGAAAATCAATATGTATTTGATGCTACAACTTGTGATATTGATAAATTAGGAGATATCTTAAGTAGTAAAAAAATAGAAAAGATAGTAGCTAATGTATATTTTGAAAGAAATATGCTTAGAAGTATTGGACTTGTAATAAATAACACATTTGATTTACTTATTAGTGCTAAAGTTTTAAGACAAGGAAGAAAAGACAGATTTGTATATACCGATTATGGAAGAGCTTTTATAACAAGTTTAGCTGGTCTATATAAAGAATATTTAGATATAAGTATACCAAAATCAGAACAATCTAGTTTTCTATATGGAAATAATTACTCTCTAAGTCAGATAAAATATGCTGCAAGAGATGTTGAACTATTTGATATATATGAAAAACTTATTGAAAAGCTTTTAACTTTTAATTTAATTCACAAAAATTATAGTTTAACTGATAGAATAAAAGATTTAGCAAATAGGCATGAATTAAGTGTAACTGTGTTAGAAAATAAAGTATCTTTATATTTTGCCGATATGATGTATAATGGTATATTTATTGACCTTCCAGAAATGTTAAAACTTTACGATAAAAATATAGAAAGAAGATACGATATTGAACTAAGTTTAAATAAGCAAGCTATTGCCGAATTTGAAGAGTTAAAAGGATATAGAGAGATTCCTTTTAATGTCAAAAAAGTAATACAAAAATCATTATTTGAAGAAGATGTGAGAGTGTTAAATAAAGGAAAAGACAGTAAAAGACTTAATTGGAACTCTCAAAAACAAATAAAACCTATTATATTTAAAACTGTAGGTAAAACAATAAAAGATAAGTATGGTAAAGAAACTATCGGTATAAAAGAATTAGATAAACCTGCCTATAAACAATACTCTTTAGTATCTAAATTTATAAAATATAAGAAAATATCAAAACTTATTAGCTCTTATGGTATAAAATACAAGGAGCATATTAATTTAAGAACTAATAGAATACACTGTTCTGTAAATCAAGTATTAGAGACAGGTAGAGTTGCTTTAAAGAAACCGAACTTAGCACAGATACCTGGAGGACTTGAGTGGAGGATGCTATTTAGGTCTCAAGAAGATACTGATATAGTAGGGGCTGATTACTCCGGTCAGGAAAGTCAAGTGATGGCTGATAAATCTGAAGATAAAGCTTTTGTAGAATTCTTTAAAAATGGAGATGGAGACAGTCATAGTATGGTTGCTAGTAGAGTATACTCAATCAAAGAACATAGAGATATAATAGTAAAAAAGTATAGCTTAGCTGTTGAAGTTCAAAATGATGAAGAAACTGCAAAGCAAATGCTGAGTAACTTATATCCTATAGATATATCAAAAGCATCTTTAAAAGAGATTAATAAAAAGCTATATGCTTTTTATGAAGATACTAATGAAGTAGAAGATGATAGAATAAGTTGTTCTCTTCGTCAAAAGGGAAAAGTTTTAAACTTTTTTATTTCATTTGGAGGAAGTGCTTATAATTTAAAAGATTCCCAAGGAATAAGCTTAGAAGATGCTAATGATTTATTGAATGGTTTTTGGAAAGGTTTTCCAGAATTAAAAATTTACTTTGATGAAGAAAAAAAGAAAGTTATCAAACATGGATTTATTATAGTAAATAACATAACAAATCGAAGAAGATGGCTTCCAGATTGGAAAGAGTATAGACAAGGAATGAATGAACTTGACAGAAGAAAGAAAGAATTTACAAAACAATTTAGCAGAGAAGGAGTCAGTATGTTTTATAAGAGAATAAAAGAAAAAGGCTCAGATTTATATCAACTAAATAGAAGAACAAGTTCGTTGAAAGGAGATATGGAAAGAGCAGCTATGAATACAGGAATACAAGGAACTGCAGCTGACATGACTAAAACAGCAGAATGTTTATTGATGGAAAAATTAGAAGATAAAGGAATAGATTTGGTATCTACAATAAAACCAGTTAATCATATACATGATGAGATAATGTTAGAAACAGACAAAAATAAGAGTAAAATGGCAGCTTCTCTTTTAAGACTTTCAATGGAAGAAGCTTCTGTTATATACACTGAAGTATTAACAATAGAAGCCAAACCATATATAAATGATTATTGGATACATTAATAATGGATTTAAAAAGAATATATGAAAAAGTAATATCTAATAATGTAGGAATAGAAGAACTTTTATCTTTACTTGTAATAGAAGCTGCAAAATATAAATTATTACCTAACTTAATAGTTACAGTTCCAGAACTTATGAAGATAGTGAATAGATTAGTAGATGCTAATATAATATTAAAGAGAGGTAGTAATTATGAGCTTAACTATACTATGTATGATGGAAGTAAATATTGTAAGATATTAGATGCCTGTTCCAGTACTCTATCTATAAATACAGTAACTAAAAGATTTTTATCTAATTGGAGAGGCAAGATGGGAATAACTAAAGAGATGAAAAAATATCCATTATTAGATAAAAAAGCAGCAGAAAAATATCTATATGATTTTATAAGAGATAACGAAGACATCGAGGTAGATGTGATATTAAAAGCTAATGAGGAGTTTTTAGAAAATATAGATAAAGATTCTATGGGTTATTTAAAGTATGCCCCAAAGTGTTCTACGTTTATTACAGGAAACGCTAAAAATGGGTATTTAATAGAATATTGCCATAATATAATGGAAAGAAGAGCACATCAGAAAACTATATTTAGAGGAAATGATGACTCATATGGAGGATTTGGGCAGGACTTATAGTTTAACTAAAGCCTTAGGAAAAGCAGTACAAGATGGAATTGATGGTTTTAATCAAGGATTACCATTCACAATAAATAAATTAAATGCTCCAGTGGGAGGAATTATGAGAGGAATGTATTATTTAATACTAGGAGCATCAAAAGCTGGTAAAAGTAGTTTCTTTTATGACCAGTTTATATTTAATTTAGCAGATAGAGTGGTAAGTGGAGAGTTAGATGCTGATGATATTGAAGTAATTTTATATTCTTTAGAGATAGATAGAGTAATGATTTCAGCTAAAGCAGCTGTAAGATACCTCTTTATTCATAAGAATACTCTAACAGGAATAAAAAAGTTACTTGGAGTGTATGGAAAACCACCAAAGGATATTTCAAACATCATGAAAGATGAGGGTTTTATTAGATACTTAGAAGTAATTGATAAAATAACTACTATCTTTACTTCTGCAAAACCAATGGATATGTATGATTATATACATAAGAGATGTGTGCAACAGTCTGTTCAATTTGGAGTAGATGCTTTAGGTAAACCATTATATCATTTTAAAAATAGAAAAAAGATGGTAATAGCTGCTGTAGACCATATGGCATTAATACCAGAATTACCAAGTTCAACTTTAAAAAAGACAATGGATATGGTAAGTAAGATGATATTTGTAGACCTGAAAAGACAGTTTGGGCTAACTCCAGTTGTCATTCAACAAGTTAACCCAGAGAAGAAAGGAGAAGGACCGAAGAAATTAATATATGGGCATGCAGATGCAAGGGATACAAAAAATACCTTTCAAGATTGTGATGTTTGTATAGCAATAGGAAGTCCTTATCATGAGGAGATATCTAGTGTAAGATTTAAAAATAGTATGTATTATATAAAGCCAACAGAAGAAAACAACAACTTAGGCTTATTAGATAGATTCAGGCTATTTGGTATTGAGAAAGATAGATATGGAGGCTCTGCTATAAGAGTTGCTGCTGCATACGTAGGAGAAAATGGAATATTTAGAGATATTGAAAATCCAGAGGACTTAAACTATGAAAAGTATGAATTTAAAAAATACAATATAGTATAATGTCAAAAATTGTAGTTATTGCTGGAAAATCAGCTTCAGGAAAGTCAACTGCTTACTGTAAGTTAGATTATCCAGACGACAATATAAAGATAGAAGGATTAAAGCCAGAAGAAACCTTTTTAATAAATACTGTAAACAAAGAACTACCTGTTCCACCAGGAACATTCACAGAATTTAGAATGATAGAAAAAGACGGAAAGAAAGGAGTAGTTGGAAATAAAATAACAGGATGGAACTATAATAAAATATCAAGCTCATTACAGTTAATTAATAAGAACCCCAAGATTAAAAACATAATTGTAGAAGATGCTCAATATCTTCTCAGTATGGATTTCTTTGACCGCAGAGTACAAACTGGGTTTGAGAAATATGCTCAAATGGGTTTTTCATTTGTTAACTTAATAATGCATGATTTAAGAGAGTTAAGAGAAGACATAATAGTGTTTATTATTATGCACACAGATGAATACAAAGAAGATAAAGAAATATTTATAAAATTAAAGACTATTGGAAAGATGTTAGATGAGAAGTTTACTATAGAAGGATTATTCTCGACAGTATTAGTAGCACAAAGGAGACTTAAAGGAAGAAATATGGTATATTCATTCAGAACATTACCACAACATGAGAATGATATTGCGAAATCAGTATTAGGCGTATTTGTTAATGAACAAGGTAGACTAGTTAAAGAAATACCTAATGACTTAGGGATTGTAAGAAATGCTTTCAATCTCTACTATAAATTTAAAATAAATTAATAAACAATGGGATTAAAAAGAAGAACATTTAGCAGCAGTTTTGAAAATGTAGATTTAAAAATTTTATCACGTGCTGGTGGAGAAGTTAAAGTTAAAGTACCTCAAATTGGATGGGATGGCAAACAACTGGATAAAAATGCTGTATCTACTCAATCTTTTATCTTAGATTCAAGTGGAAAGAATATTCTTAAAGTAAGAGGAGCATATCATCAAGATAGTCCGTTTTGTGGCTACTTAGATAATATTGTTACTGATGAAACTACTGAAAGAGTTATGCCATTACCCCTTGTATCAATGAGTAAAATCACTGATGAATTGCCTGAAGGTATTACTCCTAAAAATGGAGAAGTATCTGATTGGACATATTCTAAAAAAGATGATAATGGAGTAGTTATCTCAGAAGCAGAAAAAAGAGATGGAAAATGGATAAAAATAGACCATAATGTTCCTTTGTATAAACAATATTATACAAGTACATATGAAGATATCAGTGAAGATAAAGCTGATGGCTCTGATGAAAACGGAAACTTTATTTTGACTACTAGTGCTTATTGCTATGTATCTATGTGTGATTTAGGTTTCTTCTCAGGAGTAGAAATTGACGGAGCTGGAAATATCATTAAAGGTACTGAAGGTACTTATATGGTAGAAGGTGGCATTGGAGAACAAAACTTCATTAAATTATACCCACTTCGTTCTGGTGGTAAATTATCTATTGGAAGTAGATTAGGTAAAGTATTCAGACATCCTATGTATGGAGTTGTTGCCCCTGATGATATGAGTAAATCTGGCAAATTAAAAGTAGGTAAATTTAGCTACAATAATAAAGCAGTAACAGTAGCTATTTTTGATGGAGATGGTAATGTAGCAGCTAAATTAACAGATAGAGCAGCTTATAAACTTTCAGACTTTAGAGTAAAAAAACGTAGAGGTAATACTAATACATTAGAAGATGTTGCTGTTGCATCGGCACCTATTGAAGAAGAAGTGCAAACATTGAATGAAGCAGATGCAGCTTCAATTATTGACTCTATTTAACAAGTAATAATAATTTAAGATTTATATATAATAAATGGGAAAATTAGCAAATACGTTTACGGAACGACAGGAATTTACTAAATATTTTGGAGTTACTGGAGTTAAAATTGTAGAAGATGAAAAAGGAATGCCTATCATAAATCCTGATAATGCAACTATGGCTAAATTATTTGATGGCTATAATACAGACAAAGATGAACGAGTTTATACGGGAACAACTAAACTAGGTTGGGGTTGGACTGACTTTAAAGAACGAGGTGGTAAAAAAAGAGTATCTCAAAAAGAATATGATGAATTAGCTCCTTCAGACAGAGAATCTGTTGTCGTCGAAGACGAAGTAACTTATGCTAAAGTAACTTTAGTAGTTGAAACTTTGGATGCTTTAAAAATGAAAAAGTTATTGACTTTTAGATTTATGAAAGCAAAAAGTATTACTAAAAAAGGAGACAAAGTAAAAGTCTTCAATAAATTTGGTAAAACCACATATGTTGCTGTTGACGGAGCTTTCGGAAGTGAGAAGTTTGAACATGGTGATGATGATGGTGTACATGGTATGCCTTTCTCTACTGGTCATTTAGACTTTGAAGATTTAATTAACTTCTTGTATGCTTACTCTACCTTAAATAGAAAAGTTGCATTGGTAGAAGACTTAGATGTCGATGCTATGTTAGAAGGTGATATGTCATCTCTTGAAGAGCTTATATCTATTATTCATGAAGATATAAGAACAGCTGATGGTAAATCTGCTTATGGTTCTACTCTTCTAATGACTGTTGAAAATAATAACAGTACCAGAAACGAGTTCAGACAGTCTTATTATCCTGTATTTGAACGTTGGTATTTAGATAACAACTTAACAGTAAATAAAGAGTTTAGTAGAATCTTGAAATCGTTAGCAGAAGAACGAAAGCCTGCATCTAATGGTAAGGTTTATAGTGCAGAATCAAAAGGTATTTTTGTAGGACATAATGGAATGCCACATTTAGGATTAAAAGAGTTTAAAAGTAGCTATACTGAAAAATTAATGAGTGGTGTAATAAACAGACAACAAGCTGCAGCAACCTCTAAACCAACAGAAACAGACAATCCGTTTGGAGATGGAGGTACAGAAGATGTTAATTTCTTCTAACCAATAAATGACTGTTAAAGATAGAGTTCTACAGTACAGCAGCTCCATCTTTAAATACTACTTTGGTAGCTATAAGATAGGAACTTATTATAAGTCTCCTTTTAGAAAAGAGAAGAGACCTTCGTTTAACATATTTGTTAATAACGTAGGTCTGCTCTTTTTTAAGGACTTTGGAAACACTAAAGGAAATGCTATAGATTTTGTAATGGAATTATATAGAATGACTTTTACTGAAGCTATTAATAGGATAATAATAGACTTAAAAATAGATACTAGCTTAGGAATAAAATATAGAGAAGCTGTTGTTAAAAGAGATAAAATACAAAGTAGCATAAAAAGAGAAAAAATATTACAACCTATATATTTTAAATATAATAATAAACCAGTATATACTGAATTTGATAAAATATATTGGCTTGATAGGTTGAAAATAGGAAGTTTAAACTATTTGATTAAGCATCATGTATATAGTGCAAAAGAACTTCTTATAAACAATGCAAGAGTGTGGTCTGCATATTATGGTGACCCTATATATATCTACAGAGAGAAATATCTAAGTAAGGTACATTCAAAAGCCTATAAACCACTGGATAGACTTGGAGATAAATGGAGGTCTGATTATCCTAATGCAAAGAGAATGATACATAATCTAGAAAATTTAGATTTTAGTAAAGATGAAGTTATCATAACTAAATCAAATAAAGATTGTATTATCTTAGACTCTTTAGGATTTAATGTATGCAACACACAAGGGGAAGACATGGAAATCCCAAGAGATATAATAGAAGTATTAAAGGACAACTTTAATTTATTTTTATTATATGATTGTGATTATAATAAAGAAGAAAATAAAGGATATATTTTAAGCAACAAATATGCAAATATGTATGGTATAAATGAAATAAAAATATCAGAACATTATGAAGCAACGGATACAGCTGAACTTATATCCAAATTAAATAGAGAGACAGTGAAAATGTTAATAAATAAATGGAAGATTTAATGGAAGAGAAGAAAATTATTAGAGTTGAATTAGAACTTAAAGACGAAGTAGCTAATATTACAACTTATGACATAATACCACACATAAATTATGCCTACGAGACAGTAGCAATGTTTAAAGGAGTACAAATGAAAAATGGAGAAACTTTTAGTAGGAGAATTTATAAAAATGCTGTTAATAGAGTAGTAGAAATAGCCAATTTTTGTGATATAGTAAAGATGACTGATGGTCTTGTTTGCTATATCGACGCTTTTCTATCAGATAAAAAAGATGCAATAGCTCTATTAAAAAACAGGTATAACGAATTAATTGAAGAAGCACATAGCTACGTTATTGATTTTTTAGATAAAAAGGATGAATTAAGGGATGTTACAACAAACGAAGCTTAGAAGGCTATTTCTGCCCCTCGTTGGAATAAATAAGACAATATTTAGAGACAATATACTTACAATGATAGTTATTGGATTTAAATATAAAGATAGATATAGAAGATATAGATTATTTATAAGAGTTTCTGATTTAGCGTTGGCAACTAAAATGGAAACTAAAAATAAAGCTAAGGCTATCTATAAAGAAGAAAACTATTATATTCTAGAATTTGAATGCTTACCAAAAAAGAAAGAAATATGGAATATTTTGATACAAGGAAACTATAAAAGATTACCTTTATCAAGTCTATCAGATTTTTATAAGATGATTAGTTCAGAAGAATATAAATTTTTACAAGAAACCATATCAGATAGTGATGACGCTTATATAACAAAGTTAGCAACAAAGATATCTGGAAGAGATGAAAAACATAGGCTGGAAAGAGCCAAAGACTTATTTGATTCCGAACCAACTGCAATAAGAAGTAGATTAGAGCTACTTGAAAAAATAAAACTAAATACAATATGAAAATAGTAAACAAATCTGACAATCCATTACCTAAATATGAAACTACAGGTAGTATAGGAATGGATTTAAGAAGTAACGTAGAACAAGTAATACGTTCGGGTGAGTGGGAAGTTATATCTACAGGATTGTATATTGAACTTCCAGTAGGATTAGAAGCTCAGATAAGACCTAGAAGTGGTCTGGCTGCTAAGAAAGGAATAACAGTTCTTAACTCTCCAGGCACTATAGACTATGATTATAGAGGCGAAATAGGTATTATTTTAATCAATCATGGAGAAGGAGTACAAATAATACATAAAGGAGATAGAATTGCTCAAATGGTTATAAATCCAATAACAAAAGTAACATTAGAAGAGGTTAAGTCTCTTAATGAAACTGACCGAGGAAAAGATGGATTTGGTAGTACTGGAATACAATAAAAGTATAAAATATGAATTACTATAACTCTAAACAATCAGTCTTTGCAGTAGATACCTTATCTATAATAGGATTTCAACAAGTGTTAAGTAATAGTAAGAATGTGTTTATTTGGATGAAGGGGTCTACTAATAAGACCCCTCATTCAAGAACATTTGAACCTGCTACGACATACAAATCTCAGGCGGTAGGGAGAATATATGCAAAATCAGTGTGGAGCATAGAATCAGTCCTTAAACATTTAAGACATAGCCTAGAAAATATTGGAATAACAGAAGATGACTTCATAAATCTACAATTTGATAGCCTATCTGATAAGTGGGTTACAAAAGGAGATGGAGCTAGAAACTTCTTAAAAGCCATACTACCTAATCCTAAGAGTGAAGTTACTGGAGAGTACTTTAATATGCAAATAAACCAATATACAAAAACTCCAGAAAGTATATCAATTAGAGCTTTTAATGAAGCTAATGGTAATGAATATAAGTATAAGAAGCTGCTTGCAAAATATAGAGATAAAAGTTTAATTAGAAGATATACTAATGTTGCAATGACTGTTGGAGGAGCAACAAGAAGAGTAAAACAACTTAAAGAAGTATATTTTTTAGAAGATGACATAAAAAAACCAGTATATGAAGTAGCAACAGTTATTTTAGGAGAGCCTAATAATACCTATGTTAACTACACTAAAGCTAATGAAACTCCGGAAGAAAGCTTAGACTATATAAGAAAAGAAATAGCTAAATATAAAGAGCTTCCACCGCAACAAACTAATATTAATAAAGAATCATTTAAAAGAAACATATGAGACTAAGCTTATACAAAGTAGCAATAGGAACAAAGGAATCTGAATGGTATTCAATATATACTGTAGCAAAGAATGTAACTGCCGCAAACTTACTAGTTACTAATTTACTAGAGGCTGTTGGTACTAAAAAGAAGCTAATAATAAGAGGAAATGAGAAGCTTAATGATACAATAAGCACAGGAGAAGCATCTGATGTGGTAGCTGTTGATTATGAAGCTATATTCAAAGAGTACAAAGACAGTCTAGAAAGTCTCGAAGATTCAAAATAATTAGGCGATGACGCAAAGTTCAATTTATAAAAAAAAGTCCAAATTTCATACTAAAAAGTGTGATTTTTGGACTTTTTTTTGTTCAATCTGTCGAAGTTTGGAGTAAAAACAAAAAAGGGACACCTAACGGCATCCCCTAATTATTATTTATTGATTACCTTTATAAGGCTCTGCTAAAAACATCTTGTGAAATTGTTTAGCTCCTGGAAATTGTTTAGCTGTATTTCTAAATAAATATTCATTATCATGATGTATGTCATCCATAGTGCTATATTTATATATAACTTCTGGATACTTGAACATACTTTGTAATACTCTATACTGCGGAAAAGGATTCTTTACCATATTTAAAATAGCAGGTGGACTAACAAATTGACTTATATCATTTTGTGCTCTTCCTAGTAAATCTAAGGTATGCCTCATAGCAAATGTTTTTCTATCATCATCATCAAAGAACATAGTAGACAGTAATGTAAGAGCCATCATAGATAAGCCCCACTGAACCTCAACTGCATTTCTTTTCATGTTTTCTAAATCTATCTTAGGTATACTCTCATACTTACTTATATCTTTATTAAAATATTTATTCATAATTATATCTGACAGTGCCGTTAAAGACCTTTTAAATCCTAAAGTACCATAAGTTCTATACCTTCCTTTTACTATATAGTTAAGTTCCTCATCAAACTTTTCAGTTTCAAATCTAGTAGCTATAGCTTCTGGTAAGTAAGTATGAAAGGTCATTAGAAATCTACCTAATACACTTTTCTTAATCGCCATCATTGAGTCAGGGTCATAGTTACCGTGCAATCTTTTAACAAGTTGTTGAACTGAAGCTCTAAACTTAGCTGCTTTATTTATAGTACCATCTTCAGTGAAAGCTTTCCATTCTGATACGTTTTCTACGTCATCTCTTATCTTTCCAGAATTATCATGTGCATCTAATAAAGACATTTCAGTACCGTCTTTAAGCTTAACTTTAACATGTTCCATCATGGCTAAAAGTACAGCACCTTGATTTCTATATTCACCTCTTCTTTGACCTTCCATCATATTAAGAAATCCTAGCTTCTTTTGTTTGTCTGATAGACCTTTAGTAGCCCCAAAGCTATCTTCAAGCAAATCAAACATAGTACCATAGTTAAGTATTAAGTTATATATCTTTGTAGCTGTAGTATTAGCACTCCCAGTTAATGATTTCATTGCAGAAGCCCCTAGTAGTCTATAGGCTTTCTTTAAATCTTTACTGTTATAAAATACATTAGCACCTGCTTCTATCTGATTAGCCATCTTACCATAAACAACATTAGAGGCAGCACTAAGAGGATTCCATCCCATATTAAGTCTGTATACATAAGCATTAAAAGTATCAGCAACATCAGATAAAGTCATTGTTCTAACTCCTGCTTCCTTATTTAACATTTCTTTCATAGTATCAAGAGACTCTATGAATTCATCATCTTTAATCTCGCCTTTAAATAACTTATCTTTTAGCTTAGTTTTTTCTTTTTTGTAGTCAGAAACCTTTTCTCTAGATTTAGCATCAATTCCAATATACTTATCAGTAAATCCTTTATTGTTTTTAAATTCTCCATATAGCATGGCATCCATAGAATCATTAACCATTTTTTCTACTGCAGATTGACCGTTCTTGTTGACATACTCTGTAACTGCCGCACGTAAGGGTCTTCCCTTCTTAGTTTCTACTAATTGATTAGCACCATCGACTAATTTTCTTCGTGCTAGTTCCACTATATCTTGAATTTGTATCTTATTCTTATAATTTAAAGACATCAAACCTAAGTTCTTCATAACTTCTACAATATTAGTAGATTTCTTTTCTAGCATTAGATTTTTAGCATCTTCTAACTCTTTAGGTTTAGAAGAAAGTTCACTATTTTGTTGTTCTAATTCAGCTATTTTGTCATATTTACTTTTAATACGTTCGTTATAGCTGTCAAATATAGACTTAACATTTGTAAACTTTAGTTGCGATGTCTGATACTTTTCTATGTCTTGCAAATAAGATTCTATAATATCATTATTTTCTTCAATTTTACTATTTATCCGCTTTATTCTATAATTAAGATTTCCTATTTTATCTGACATGTATTCTATAGGAACTTTCTTTATTTGTTGATTTTTAGCATTAACAATACCTCTCTGTATATTATTAACTTCTTTAGTAGCTACGGATTCATATATTTTATCTTTTAGAATATTTACATTGCCTTTTTTAAATACATCAAATAAGTTATCTCCAAAGACTTCCGCTAAATAATTATCTTGTAATTTATCTGTAACTTCTGGCGGAAAATAGCTATAATATTCTTTTAATTTGTTCTTAATAAAGCTAAGTAGCTCATATTTTTTACTGTTTTCTTTATTGTTTTTTAAAGCATTATATCGTTTATCATAAAAGCCAGTGTCTTTATTGTCTATCATTCTTTTTGGAGCTATTGCTAACTTATAAAAACCATTAAGAAGAATATCTCCGCCTTCACCACTTAAAGCCTCCAGTACTTTTAGAGGGCTATATCTATTTTCAAAGCTTTTTAGTTTTGCGGCTAACTTAGAAGCACTTTCTATACTATCTGAGTCGTTATCTTTACTCATATCTAATCTCTCTTTATAAGCTTCATATTGATTTTGATACTTATCATATCTATCTATGGCTTGTTCAATTAACTCGGTTGCTTTTTCTTCACCAACTTCAGAAATCATCCTACTTTTTTCTTCTTCTACCACTTTCTCATCACTACTTAGTAGCTTTCTAGTATCTGCTACTATATAATTTTTATTTATTTTATCAACTAATTCGTTTCCTCTCTTAGCCAACTTTGAATTCTTTCTACTTACATGTTCAGCTACTCTAGAGTATGATGCTAAAGAGTCTCTTAAATCAGTATAAAATTCAGAGTATTCATAGCTATATTCAGATAGTATATTTGGTAATGTTTTTCCATTCTTGTCTTTCTGTAAGAAGATATCATTATTGGCTTGTTTTGTCATATCTAAACCTGAATCTTTAGCTAACTTATCAATAGTTTTAACTAATGTTTCATTTAATTCCACCTTAGCATTCTTACTTCTAAATGCCATTATTTTGTGAACAAATTTAGCTATTGGATTTTTAGTCCTTGATGGGTCTAGAAATACAGCTGTACCCATATCTGTATCTATATAGTTAGTTAAGTCATCTATTGTAGCATTACGATTCATTACTTTATTATGTTCTGTTAATACAACTTTATCTAAGATACCATTAAGTTTATTCTTAGTAATTGCTATCTCTCCTACGACTTTTTCAGCTTCATCAAATACTTTTTTATTAGTAAATTTATATTTATTTTTACCAGTTTTTAAATCTACTTCTCTAACAAGTAATTCTTTTATAATGCCATCAAGCACTTCTAATTCATCATATGCTTTTTTAACTGTAGATATAGAATAATCTTTACTTTCAAACACATCTTTTTTTATCCAGCTATCTAAGCTCGTCTTAGTTATATCTACAATAGACATTAAGCTTTTATTATTTTTAAGCTGTCTTATATTATCTTCCAATTCTACAATCTTAGCGTTGGATTTTTCAGCATCAACATCATTTCGTAGATTTAATCTTTGTTTTTTAAGTTCATTGTTTAACTTAAATAAAGTCTTTCCGATAGCTGAGCTAGCAGAAGCTGTAAATTCTATAGTTGATTTCTCTAGCAAGTCAGCATTACTTTCTGCATAGGTTGGATTATTACTTAATTCATCCCAAATTCTAATACCTTTTATTACTTCAGCTTCAGGTATTTTTGATTTATATTTATTTATTAGTTCTTCAGCTTTGTCATACCCTATTAAATTAACTAATTCTTTTCTTTGAGTTGCATCAAATGTTATACATTTAGCCATTTATACAAATTAACAGTAAATACTTCTTGCCAACTCTGTTAGGTCAGCCATTGTAAAATTAGGAACTCTTTCTTGTATTTCTTTGAGATGACTATTGACTTCTGTTGGTTCTTTTCCAATACCTATTAGATATTTTTGTTCAACAGATAATCCATCAACAGTACCACCTCTATTATAGTAATCGCTCCAATTCGCAGCCTCTTGTGAAATCGACAACTCACCTTTATTCATATTTATATTGTCGTTCAATAAGGTCTTTATTTCTTCATATATTCCAGTGTCTTTACCAGCTTCTTTATACTTATCTACAAGTTCATCGTATAACACACTTCCTTCTTTATCTACACTGTGCATAGATTTTAATAAGGAAATTAACTCAGGTTTAGTTACTGCCATAACAGCAAATTCGTCTAAATCTTTATATATGTCATCAATTATTCTATTATCTTTAAAATTTTCTAGCACTCTTTTTTGATAATCTTTAAGTTTATTTCTAAACTTAGGATTATTAGCTATCAAGTCTGTTAAATATGTATGATATACTTCATGTAAATATTCACTTACAGTAGCTCCATCTCTAACTCTTACAAGATTTCCAGAAGCAGTTCCATTGGCTTCCTCTAAAAAGTCAAAGCTCTCATCTTTTAACACATTTTCAGCCATAAAGTATTTATCACTTCTAATGAATGTTCCTATTTTATCAGTGTTTTCAAATTTCAATAAGTCATTTGCAGCATTTCTAACATCTTTACTAAATTCTTTGTTGGATGCAATATCCTTAAGAACTCCAGAAGTAGTTTCTTTATCTCTAAAATTATACATCCTATCCTTTCTAGAGCTCACTTCTATTGGCTTGTATATTCTAGAACCATCCGGTTTTATATAAGAATCAAGTGCAAATCTTTTATTGTCTTCAGCTCCTATTTTATTTAATCTATCAATTTCATACAGAGCTTCATTACTATTCTTAGTACCATACTCAGCTATCTTAGAAAATGTTCCTTTCTCTCTTAAATAGTCTATAGTAGAAGTGTCTTTAGGTATTTTTATTCCTCTACTAATATTAACATTATAGAAACCTTTTTCATCTTTTTCTAATTGTTTAGGTTTAACACCTTTTTCTTTTTTAACTAAAATATCATCAAATTTTATATCTTTAGCTTCTTCTGGCTTAACAACTTCATGTTCTTTTTGTTTTAAAAGTGCATCAGGAAGAGCTTCTTCTCCCTTCTTTTCAACACTAGTATCAACTTTTTTTGCCTTAGCAACATCATCATAAAATTTAAGCACATTAGCTATTAATTCTTGAGCTCCTTTGTTATTCTGCAACCCTTTACTTTCAATGAGTGCTACATATAATCTTTTCATCTTAGTAGATAGAGTATTGGCAACATCTAAGCCATCAACTTCATAGCCATTAAGAGAATCTAAGAAACCATCATTAGCTATATCAGCTATTAATTCGTGAACAGACATAAGTCCTTGATTTCTATCTCTTTCACTTACAGAGATGTCTCCTTCTATTTTATTATTGTATTTATCTTCAAAAGTTTTAAACTCTTCACCTCGTTCTGTATTATCTCCATCTATAATAGCTTTTTTTAGTTTACCTAAATAGGTATCTAATAAAGCAAATTGTTTTTCTAACCTATTACCCTTATTTTTAGAAAGTCCTTTATCATAAGCAACAGCTTCGTTAAATAACACTTGATGGCTAGATTCATGTGATACTACTTCTTCAAATTCTTTTCTAAATGCTTCTGGATTATCAGAATTAGCAGTATCAAAGTTATGTAGTCTTATACTTAAACCATCTTCAGTAACAACTCCTCTGGCTGATGGACTAGATTCTCCATCCTTAGCTTCATCTGTTACTTTAAATTTAAATTTAGCAGACTTATCTAAAAGCTCAGAAGTAACATCAGCTATTACTTTATTTGTACCACTTACATTATTTAATACAGAACTTAAATCTTCTGGTGTATCTCCTTTTATATTATATTCATCAAATATTAAATCTTTATCATTTCTTTCTACTGTATAAGAACCATAATCATCTTGTAATCGTAAGCTGTTATTTGCTAAATCTTTTAAATGCTCTAAATTATTATTTTCAGCATATTCTTCAAAAGACATTAAAGGGTTGTTGTTCTTAAAAAGGCTAGTAGTTTCAACACTATAAGGGTCATATTCAGTCATATTAGAGTTACCACTTCCTAATTTAGAAATTGCTTTATAAATAACTTCTATAGTTTCTTCATTAGATAACGACTCTACAACACCTACTTTCTTAAGTGGAACATATCCTCTTTCAGGGTCTTTACCAGATAAGTATTCAGGTAAAGTATCCGCCTTATCTGCTTCAATATTTATCTGAACATAAGAGCCATCAGTTTCGGCTAATTGTTTAGTTCTTTTATAGTTAGAATCTTTCTCAGATAATGTTGGATTATGTTGAACTATCTGTTCATGCAGTATAGTAGAATTTATATCTTTCAAGCTACTATTCTTAATAGCATTAACAAAATCTGGATGTTCCATTAAATAAGCTCTAGGTAATAATTTATTTATTCCATTAGGAGAATATGCATTTCCTTGAGAAAGCATAACTCTTAATATATCTTTACCTAAGTTTCGAGACTTACTATTATTACTAGTTAGTAGCTCATTAAAACTTCGTATATACTCATCTATCTTTATATCCGAAAGGTCTCCTGATACTAACTTAAGTATAACAGGGTCTGCTACATTTTTCTTTGGAAGAACATTAATGTTATTTAAGAATGTTCTACCCTCTAAGTTACTAGGTTCTTTTAAATGCTTGATAAGTCTGGTATAAACATCATTATCTCCAGTTAATAAAACTTTTCTTACTGAATTAATAGTTACAGCTTCTCCAGATGATTTAAAGAATGGATTATCTATATTAAGATTAGCATATGTAGCATAAGCTCCATCTACTCTCTTTATAGCTTTCTCACTATTTGCTCCAGAACGTATAAACTGTCTGATTGTATTTTTATATCTAGAGCTTCCCAACATTGTTCTAGGATTATTCTTAATATCTCTTAACTCATAAAAATTAAGAGCTTTTCTTATTCCATAATCATAAATTCTACCAAGCTCTGTAAGATTGCCACCAACATTTCTTACTCCATTATCCATATTTATAGCATCTCCAAGTAATCTATAAGTTCCTCTAAATCTAGAGTTATTTACTACAAATTTATTTATGTTGTATTCTTTTAATAATAGCTCTCCAGTAGAACTTCCTATTCCTTTAGTTTCTAAATTAGCTGATGAATATATTCTAAGTAGATTAGAACCAAATTCCTGAGCTTTAGATAACTTATCAATAAGAGTAGATTGCAAGCTTTCATAATCAGAATTATTTAAACTAGAATCACTAGTATTTTTACCTTTTAACCCCTTATCTAAAATTTCCTCTGATATTGAAAAGTTTTTATCTCCATCATACTTATTTAATGCATATTCTTTCATATACTCAGAGAAAGATTTAGAAGAATCATTAAACATAGATGTCTTATTCTCAGCATATCTATAAGCTTCTAATACTCCTTTCTGTCTAAACATCTTAGCTATCATACTTAAAGGCATAGACTTTCCATCTTTTGCAAGAAAGTTTAATAAATTATAAGCTGGAGAAGTTACTGCTGAATAGCCTAATCTAAATAGTAATTTATTTTTAGCATTATCAACAGCTTCATTTTGTAGTATAGTATTAGTAGTAAGATTTGTTCTCTTGTTTCCTTTAAAATTATAACTTCCTCTACCTATAGCTTTAAATACTACTTCTTTACCATCTACTATAAATTTAAATACATTTTCATTTTCTCTCTTAGTTTCACTAAACTTTTTAAACTGTAACTCAAAGTTATCTTTTTCTAAAGCAATATGAAGCATACTCAAAGAACTTTGTATAGATATACCATCTTTACCTCCTTGATTACTCTCATATTGTCTTTTATTATATACTCCAGATAAAGGAGAGAACATTGTATTTTCTATTTTAGGAACTGAGCTATCTATATCTTTAGTAATTAATTTAGCATCAGGTAAATCAAGTACTTCTAACATTTTAGGTAATACTTCTTTATGTTCCAGTATAGAGTGATGAATATCTATATATCTATTTTCTAATGCTTCTGTAGATAAGTCTGTTATTTTATTAATTTTATCTCTATTAGCATCAACCATAGTTATTTTACTTAGCTTAAAATCTCTAACTATATCGTAAAGTTGTTTAGATTTAGTATCATAAAATTTATCTAAATGTTTAGCTATTCCTATTTTTATTAGTTCCTCATTATAGTCTTCTCTATCCATACTTTTTAAAACTTTATGAAGATTACTTTTTCTAGGAGCATATCCTTCTTTAGCTCTTTCCACAAGTTTGTTAAACTTAGTTAAATCTTTTGTTAAATCTTCTTTATGAGTAATTTTCTGTACTTTATAGTTATATAAATAGTTATATAAATGGTCAATATCAAAGTCAGAACCCATCTGTTTTGTTATTCCATCTGATACAATTACTGTTTCTTTAACATCTTTTGGTAGAAAGCCTACTATTTCAGCTTGCAACATACTAGAGTGTTTTTGATTAGGAATACGAGCTGATATTGCTTTTAATAGTCTATCATCAATTACTCCCTCTTTCATAACTTTCCTACCATCAATGATTTCAGTAGCATTATCTAAATCTATTCCAAACTTTTCAAAGAACTCTCTAGATACTAAAAGTTGAGCTCTTTTAAGTTCTCCATTTTTATATTTAGTATGTTCTAATCTATCAAGTTTAATTATGTTGCCATCTGCATCAGTTCTTCTAGTAAATATGATGTTAGAGTTATTCATATCTCCATTAAATAGCAATCCGACACTACTTAATTGAACTGCTCCTTTACCACTTATTTTAGGTTTTATCACATCTTTACTAATAGATGCTAATAAAGAACTCATTATCTTTCCATAAGATTTATTAAGATATAGAGGAGCTACTTGATTTCCATCCTTATCAATAAGCATCTTTACATCTTCTGCTGATATCTCATTAGCAGATAATTTAGATTCAAGATACTTCATGAATTTCTTTTCATCTGTAAATGAATTAGTAGCTTCATCATATCCTACATCTTTAAATAACTTAATGGCTTTCTTATCCATTATAGCTTTTTTAAGTTTCTCTTTTAAGTCTCTTAACTCAATACCACTCATTTCTTTTTCTTTATCAGGAAGTTTAAAGCCTTTTGTATCTAATATTTCAGAAGTAACGAGTTTATTCATTTGACTTACAATATTTATCTTTCTACTATCATTCTCACTTTCTTCTTGTTGAATGCCTAAATGTTCTCTGTCTACGTTAGTATATTTTATGTCTTTTAAAGCTCCATCTTTAATTGTAAAATCCTCATTAAAAATATCATTTAGTTTAGCATTACCTACTTTTACTCCAGATTCAAAAGCAAGTCTAGTAGTAGATAACTCTAAAATTTCATTAGAATCATCAAAAGCTAACTTATTGTCTCTATCAAATATTTCTTCTTTCTCTTTAGCTTCCATTGCTTTTCTAACAGCATCAAAAGGAGTTCCTCCAGTTATACTTTCTAATAAAGGAAATGCACTTGACTTAACAATAGTAGCAACTCTAAGTCCATCAACATTATTAGTACCCGCATATAAAGGTTTTTGTGGTATTATAGCAATAGCCTCATCTTCAGTTAATTTAACAAGAGTGTCATTTCTATAACTTTCTATTATTTTGGAATGTATCTTATTAAAGACATTATCATTAAGTCTTCCTTCTCCATGTAATGTTACTATGTGGTCTCTAAGTGTTGTATATTCTGCAGCATCAGACATATTTACATTTTCCCAACCAGAGACATTAAGAGCATTTAAATATTCTTTAGCATATTTATTAGTTTTAATATCTTTAGCATATACATAATTTATTCTATTATGTTTAACATTCTTAGTAACTTTACCAAACTTTGCTCTAAATTCTTGTGCTATATTCATTTTAGCACCCCCTACACTTCCAAGTCTTTTATAGTAGTTTGAGAAAGTGTTGTCTGATGTTTCTTCAGGAGTATTTCCTGCTTTATAGTAGTCAGCAACATCTCCAACTAACTGAATCATATTGAGATTAGTTACCATTTCATTAAGAGCTAATTCTAAAGCGGTATCAGCTGTTACATAAGAATCTTTTGTTCTTTTATCATAATTAAATATGTTTCTATCATTACTATCCTTTACAGATATCTTCTCTCCAACATGTTTTTTATGCCTACTATCTAAATATTTAATACCACCAGAAGCTCTTATCAAATCAACATCTTTCCATTCTTTTAAGTTCTCATTAGCATTTGCTGTTAAAAGTAAATTCATATGTTTTTGAACCTTTGATATAAACTCCTTATTAGAGGTATCAAAACTTCCATCAGACCTTTTAAAAGAATTTATAACTTTATTATCTAATGAGGGAAATATTAAAAATTTAGAGCCACCTATACTTCTTTCAGAAGTCATTACATCTTTTGCTTCTTTGTGTCTTAATACAGTATCATTAATTCTGTCTATTTCAGTTAACGCCATATCAGTAAGTACATGTTTTACGTCATCTCCATATTGAACATCACTTATAGAATAGTCTTTTAAACTCTCCTTATTTTTAAAGTCAAGATTAAAGTTATAATCTTCTCCTTTTAAACTAATTCTTGGAGCTAATATCTTTCTAGTTCTAGATTTATCAGAAAACACTAAAGCATCTATAACAGATAGTCTATCAGTAAAACCAGCATTATTATAAGCAAATAAGTTTATTCTCATAACTTCTTTATCAAGAGGTGATGCTGAAGCTCTGTTAATTATTTTTCCAGTCTTTGCTTCTTTAACTCCATCACCAAACAAAAGAGATAATCTTTCAGGTCTTTCAATCAAACCAGCAACAGAATCGTCTCCTTTAAAGGCTTTATACCAGAGACTTCTTCTTGATAGGGGGTCTGTATTCATTCCATCTAATGTATTTCCTTTTAAGTTGTTAATCTCTTTTGATAAGAATGTATTAAAGCCATAAGAAGACTCTTGTTTACCGAAAGAATTGATAAAAGTAGAAGATAAATCAGCAACCTCTTCAATTTCTTTCAACTTAGTAAATACCTTTTTAGAAGCATTAGTATTTAATGGGTTGTTATTTCTAAGACTGTTAGCATTTTCATCTTTTTGTCCAGAGCCCCCTTTATTTATATCCTGTATTAATAAATGTAAAACATTTACACCATTCGCTACTTTTCTTGGAGTAGTTAAGTCAGAAAGTTTAACAGTTGGTTCTGTTACTCCATCTGTTAAATCAGTCATGTATCTTCCTGGATTTTGTAAGAACTTCTTAATAGTATCAAGTTCAAAATCCATTCCAGTAAGAGCTAAATAATGTCGTATTAAAGGAGATACAACATTTATTTTATTTATGTTAATTGCATCGTCTACATTTTCGGTATCTTCTTTTATATCTAAGTCTAAGAGTTTTTTAGACAGCTCATCATAGTCAGAAGTTTTAAAAGAAATTCTTCCGTCTTTTCCTTTCTTTAGTATGGTAGGTAATAATGAATATACATCTTCCACAGGCATCAATAAACTATTACTTTTTATAGTCTTGCCTTCTTTCATACTTATCATATCATTAAGCATCTTAGTCTTTTCTTCTGATTTAGCTTCTCCAAACTTATCAGAGTGTACTAAACTACTAAGTTTACCTACAAAATGAGATGCAGCTATATGTCTAGTATTTGATGAATTTAATATTTGATGTATATTATTATACTCATGCTGTAATCTTTTTTTGCCTGTTTCAGAGTAAACTAATTCATTGTTTTTATTAAGCTCTACAATATCGGATTCTTTAAATAGAATATTTTGATTTCCATACCATGTATCTGTTATATATTTTCTATCAGACCTGTTATTAGTATTATAAACAATAAAATTATTTCCTTCAGATATAGCAACAACTTTATTGTTTTTTAGTCTACCAACAGTAGCAGTTAAAGCATTAAGTAATCTATCTTTATTATATGATAGTTTATCTACTTTACTTGCAAGCTCAACAAACTCAGGTATTCCAGAGGACTTCAAATCACTCATAAATGAATTTCTATCTACAACCCTATGATTAAAGTAGTCTAATAATTTTAAAGTTATATTATTTGAAGTATATGTATGTGCTAGTCCTATAGAGTTGGTTTTATAATTACCCGTTAAATTTCCATTATCTAACTCAGGAATAGGAATAGAGCCTAATAGCATCCTTATATTAAATTGCAAAGTGTTCTTAATAGGAACTTCAAACTTAGATTGCTCATCCCACATTTCTTTAAGTATAGGATTTTCAGCATTTTTATCATTTATGTCTGTAGTGGCTTCTTTATTGATAGTATTAAATCCCATACTATCTAATTCAGAATCTATTAAGGTTAGATAATTAGTTTTATATTCTTCATTATCTAATATAGTATCTAATAACTCTTTTCCTCTCTTTATTTTATCTAGCTCAGACTTTGGAAGTTTATTATGCTCAGCTAAGGACTCTTGGTAATCTATAAACTTAGATGCTTTATTTCTTTGAATACTAAAAGTATTTAATAAGGCATTGAATATAGTACTCTTTTTAACATTATCTCTAATAACAAGATTTGTAGCAAGAGCAACACCAGACTCTAACATATCACTTACTTCTTCTACAGAAGCCTCACCCAATTTATAATTAGAATCAGATTCTAGTTTCTTTCTAAGCACATCATGTTTAGTAGGCTCTTCCATTTCTTTGCTAGCACTCTCATTTCTAAATATCTTATTTACTGCATCTAATGTTGGTTCTTTCTGTTCATTCAACTTACCAACGAAGTCATTCTTATCAACTGTCCAATCTCCATACTTTTCAAGAAAATCAGTTGTTCTAATTAAAAAACTAACTTGTATAGCTTTCTTTAAGCCATACTGATTAGTAAGCTCATCAAACAACTTAGATTTTTCTCCTTTAAATGTATGGTCGAAAGGAACGACATCTTTACTAAAGTCATAACTCTTTAAAGACTCAATAGCAGCATTTTCTCCAACTGAAGCTTCTAAAAAATTATAATTAGCTAAGCCATCCTTTCTTTTAATTAATTCATTACACCTCATATATCATATATATAATTATTAACATCCCTTATTATTACCATTAGTTTTCTTAATTGGTATATCTAAGCTAGATTTATTAGAGTCATCAGTTAAGTCTAATTCACTACCATCTTTTTCTAACTCTTCTTTTAATCTTGTTTCAGAAATATCATTAATATTAGCTGAACTTTCTTCTTTTTTATTAGTGTCTTCTATTACTTTTTCAGCCCTATTAGACTCTCCCTTATTAAAAGAAACTTCTTTCTTATCAACAACTACTTTAACATCTGTTTTATCAATTTCTGTTTTACCTTTCATTTCTAAATATACAGGTGCATTATTTGTAAATATCAATTCACTATGACCTTTTTCTGTTTTTACTATTCTTCTATTAGACTCAGAATAGTTTCCTTTAGGTAATTCTAATGTTTTCTCAACTAACCTAGATAATAACTTATCTTTCAAATGAGCATTATAACTAGACTTTTTGACTTCAAGTTCATTAGTTTCAGCGTTTCGTTCAAGTAAATTAACTCTTTTATCTAAGCTTCTATCATTAATACCATAATAAGTCATACCTAAAGCTTCTTCCACTTCAGTGGCATTCTTATTTATAGTAGTAGCATCAACTTCTATTTGTTTCTCACTGTTACCTAAAATGAACTTCTCAATGTTACCCTCTTTACCTTTTACAGCAAATACAGCCATGTTATCTATTCCTAATAGTATTGAATAGTTATCAACTAAATCAATATTATTTGGGTCTACAGATTTTATATTTACAGTGTTATTCAAAGCATCATAAAATTCATTTCTTACTTTTTTACTACTGTTCTTATCTAATATTTTCTTCATAGCTTCAGCCACATCAACCACAGAGTTTTTAGAATTGACTGTTTCAGACAAATTAGTAGTTCCATCAAGCTTAAATTTGTAAGCAACAGATGACATTAAAGAGCCATCGTTTGCAGTTACTATCAAAACTCCACTACCAGCTAATTCATTATAAAGTTCCTTTAACTTTTTTGGAATAGTCATAACTCTTTTACCGCCAGCATATATACCATCATTCTTAATTACTCCAATAGAACGCTTCTTTTCCATAAGCTTTGGAGAGTATGTTTCTGGAGTATTAAACTCTTCTACTAAATTAAGGTGTCCTTTTCTTACATCTCCTATTTCAGCAACAGTATGTCCGTCGGCAATGTCAGCTCTAAAGTTTCTAAGGTTTATTCGTTCAACTTCTAAATTTGAACTCTTAGCTATTGTTTCTTTATTAACAGAAGATAACATCGGAACATATCCAACCTTTTCTCCATCCATTAATATCTTTATTGGAGTATGATTATTAAGCCATTCAGTATCTTTAGTGTGCCCTCGTTTGAGGTCTTGCCATTTAACTTTATGACCATTATAGAATACATCTCCACTATATTCATTATCCACTTCTAAAGTAACTTTATTTCCAATCTTAGTTAAAGTAGGACTTTCTTTTATAAGAGCTTTTGTAGGTATGGCTTCTTGAGTACCAGACTCTTTATCAAAGCCAGTGGAATCATTTGCAATAACAACACTATATTCTCTCTTATGCTTTGTGCCTACATGAGCTCTATTTAAAGTAGCATCAGCATCAGCAGCAGGATTAGTGTTATCATTTACAACATCATTAGTAACATCTTCTTCTGTTATCTTAACTAAATTAAAATTATCATCTACATAGTTATCAGCAAAGATTTGGTCTTCCTTCTCAACTCTACTTTTACCCTTATTATAAGCATTGGCAGAATCAAAGTATAGATTGACAGCTCTCATTATCTCTTTAGCACTTCTTAAACTATCTTTCTTGTCTTTCTTTCCTACAATTTCTTTAAATCTAGAAGCATCTTTTAAAGACTTCAATATATAGCTGGAGACATTACCATATGTTTCCTCTAAGCTATCATTACCAAGTCTTTCTTTAAATATCAAATCAGATATTGTTTTAGCTGTTTTATGCATAGCATCACTATTAACAATAGTTTTACCTGATTTTATAGTTTCAAATACTGCTTTACCACCTTTAACAGAATCATATAAACCTTTTATTAGTTCTTCAGGAGAACCTGCCTCCATATATTCAGTAAATGTAGGAGCTTTTACAATAGTTTCTAACAGCTCCATGCCATCAGCCATTCTCCTTTTATTAAATGTATTAAATAAGCCATTCAATACATTATTTGTTTTTGCAGAAATATCGTTAAGAGCGTTATCTATAATATATCCTGCAGTAGTACTTTCCTCTCCAGTTTTAACTCCAAGTTCCTTTATTAAAGCAGACAAAGCTTCAGGACTTTTATCTTTATAGTACTTACCAAGTAAATTAGCCAAATCTCTCATGTAAGAAGCTGAATTAGCATCTTTCCAAGTAGCATCTTTTTGCCCTAATAGTAAATACTCATAACTATCCATATAATCAGCAAATGAGTTTAAAGAAGAAGTGTCTTCTTTATTAACTTTAGCTAATTCTCTAATATTACTAGAAGCCTCAGTTACTATTTCGGCATTATTTAACTTAGCTTCAAAGTTAGGGTCATTAGAATCAAAAGCATCATATACTGTTGTTCCGTTAACTTTGATAGGTTTAGTTTTTTTAACAATCTTAGCTTTCTTTACTTCGTTTTCTTTATTTTGCGAGGGAGTACTCTCTTCCTTTAAATTCTTATTAAGTCCAGCTTTTTTAGAACTTTCATTAGTATCTATTTCTTCCTCAAGCCTGATGTCGGTCTCTTTCTTCGATTCTTTCTTAGGCATCTTTTCTTTAATCTTATTAGTAGCTTTCTGAACTACTTTTCCAACCTTAGACTCTTTAACTCGACGTTTTAAGACTTCTTTACTGTCTTCTTTATCATTGACTTTATTTATTCTTTCTTGCAACTTTCTAGCCTCTTTAGTAGCATCTTTTATATAGTCTTTAATACCCTCATTAGTTTGGTACTTAGATAATTTACTATCAGAAACAATCTCAGCAACTTGCTTAGAATTATAGGCAGTAAGTTCTTTATCTACTTTAATTCTTTTATCTAACTCTTTTAGGTCACTATAAAACTTATCTATATTAGCTACATTATCCTTAAATTGTTTAGATAATTCTTCTATTTCAGATGTAATTCTTTCCTCTTGCTTATCAAAAGTTTCCCTAGAATTAGTTAGTCTAGACAATTCCATCTTATTAGTTGAAACTGTTTTTCTTAATTTAGCCATCTTATCATACTGAGAAGACAACTCCTTATATATCTTTTTGCTTTGATTTCTATAATCCTTTTCTGATACCTCTTTATTATCTAATTTATCTTTAAGTTCTATTTTCTTATCATTTAATGTAGATGTTTCTTTAACTAAGTTGTTCCATTCTCTACTTAACTTCTTATTCTCAGTAGATTTCTTCCTTAAAGGTTCCGATACTTCTTTATTATCTGTTATTGTAGCGTCTAACTCAGTAGTTAACTGCTGTGACTTACTTTTTATTTCTTCACTTGCTTTATCTAACTCATCTCTATATTTATAAGATTCTGTTTCTCGTATTTCATTTCTTGTCTTATCAAAATCAGCTTTAAGCGTAGAAACTTCTAAAGGAGAAGCTCCAACCATAGCTGTTGCTAAAATCTCTAACTTATTATCTAGTAACTTATATTTAACTAGATTATTATAAGATTCATCTTTACCTTTAGTAAGATTATCAATTAAGGGGTTTTCTTTTAACCAATTAGATGCAGTTAGTTTATTTTGTTCAAGCTTAAGAAGAAACTCAGGAAGTCCCAAAGCAGCAGTCTTACCGTGCCCAAAATTATCTTTATATTCTTTATATTTAGAATCTAAGTATTTAATATCTTCAATAAGTTTATTAGCTTTTTCTCTATATTTAGAAGCTTTTCCAGCCCTTTCTTTAGTTTCCATCTCATCAGCAAATCCTTTAATCATTGCTTCAGATTTTCCACTATAACGTACAGACTTCTCAGCTAAGTCTTTAGATTGCTCTTTTAAAGACTTTAACTCATCAAATTGCTCAGTTGTTTTCTTCTCTGAAGGAATCTTTTCAATTTCAGCTATCTTAGCATCTAACATAGCTTTTTGTTCAACCATCTTAGCTCCCATATCTACAGTATTATCTACATTCATAACATCTTTAAGAGAGTTAATAAGAAAATCTTTACCACCTCTTGTAATCATTTCATATGATTGTAAATCAAATAAGTCCCTAAAAACTTCATCTTGAGTTATACCTGCTTCTTCTTCACCAACATCAGCAATAAGCTTTAATTTATTATCAGCATTTTCAATTACATCTAAATCTTTTATAAGACTGTTTTTATAGTAATCAAATACTCTTTGTCTTTCAACTTTATGTGCTTTATACTTAGATGTTTTATATGATTCATACTTTCCAGTAGGTTCTCCTGCTTCATTCAACACAGGAATAACATTTCCATCCGCATCTTTTGTATATACTTTTGTTCTAGATAGCCTAGAATTTACTAAACTATGTATTGGACTAAAGGCAGCACCAGTTAATAGGGATAGCCTAAGCTTCTTAGCTCCGTCAGGATCGTTACCTCTAACAATATCATCCAACTCATCAGATGCTGCTTTCATGTATCCAGTCATTCTACCAACACTTGAAAGAAATGATGGTAGCTCTCCTTTATTAGCATCAAGAACATTTTCATAATTAGCTAATGCTTTCTTAGTTGTATTTTCGTTAGCTAGTATATCCATAGCTCCAAAAACCCATGCTCCATGAGCTGCTTTTTTAGCATAGTCTATTCCTCGCTCTCCTTTTCTGACAAAGTTAGATGCAATCTTCTCATCCATTCCTTTCAGGGCTTCTTTTAAATTACCAGCACTTATTGTTCTGTTTAAACCAGCTTCAGCTTGACTTGCTAACATTTGTTTTTCTTCATTTTTTAAAGCTCCTAATACTTCATTTCTAATAGCGGTGGTTTGCATTCCTGGCTTAAGTAAGCTAAAGTTCAAACTACCAAATAACATTGTGTTGAATTTAGCATAGTCAGAAGCAAAACTTGAAGCAAATTTCTTAGCTCTTTCTACCTGTTCTGGAGTAGCATCTGAAGGGTCTTCTATACTCATATTCTTAAGAGCATGGTCATATGCTTGTGTGTATGCATTATGAGCCCCATCAACACTAGCAAAGTAACCTATTGAGTAGCTATTTAATGCTTGTGGAACAAAGCCTTCCATAGCTCTAGCTCCTCCATTAATAACACTTTTAGTCATATTAGTTGCCCAATTAGCTTTCTCTACTGCTTGTGCTACATTTTTAGCTCTAGTTAATTGACTCATACCTTCACCAATAGCTGATAAAGGTTTGAACGCTTGAGCAAGTAGTATAGATTCTAAGCCAAATTGTATTACTGGTTGTACAACTCCTGATATATGATTTATAATACTTCCGCTATCCCAGCCCATACCATCAGCAGACTCAGAATAAACCTCTCCAAAAGGATTTCTATTCTTCTCAGCCCACTCAGTTATTGGATTAGTATAATCTCTATCACTACCCCACTCAGAAGCTAGAGCTCCAATTGCTCCAATATCATGTATTATACCAACAGCAGTATTACCTACTAAGTTACCTACAGATAACCCTATTTGTTCTCTTGTAGATTGCCTGCTAGCTCTAAGTTTATTAGTAGCTTCTATATCATTTAAATTTATCTCATCTAAATCTATATAATCTGTATAATCACTGTAATTAAACTTCTCTCTTCTTGTGTTCATTCTTAAATCTGGAGAATGCATCACTATTCCAGATTTGTTTATCTCTTCTATTCTTTCTGCGTCTTTACGTAACTCCTCTAATGATTCACTATCTAATTTTGGAGTTTCTTGTTTTTTATTCTTAGTTGGGTCATTATCAAGTATCTTCATAGTCTATTGAATTAAAAAACTTGTTTTAATAGCCTCTTTATTAGCAGTTCCATAAGCTTCTAATATACCATCATTACCAACAAATTCAGAACTTCCTGAAACACTTTGTATTGGTTTAAAACCATTTTCTGCTTTATCATATGTATAAGCAGCATAATGATTGTTACCAGCACCATCAGTACCAATATATTGATAAGATACTGCATGTCCATTATTTCTAGCTGCATTTATAGTAAATCCTTTATCAGGGTCTGTATTACTTCCAGCTTGCTCTAACTCATCTATAGGAATTAAAGATATAGCTCCATACTTATATCCTGTTTGTTTATTTACTATATTTTGGTCTGTTCCAAGATTGTACTTTTCAGCTGAAACAATAAGATTAGCTCCTATAACTCCAGGAAGTCCAATGTTGTTTTCATTAAGAGTAACATAGTGTGAAGTGGACTTTCCAGCTTCTACAGTTCCGTCTTCTTTATATTTTTGTGTTTTTATCTTAGCTCTAAATTCTCCATTATTTATAGAAAAGCCAACACCACTTATATTAGGATTATCTTCTAAGTCAGTCCCTAATTGTTTTCCTGTTAAAGACCTCTTTATATAACCCATATAGTTTTTAAAGTGAGGGCTTTCACTTGTTATTATCAAATCAGTTCCTTGTACTATATATTCTTGTGGTTCTGCTCCAGTTAAACTACTTTCATTAGTATATTGTTTGTTTATACTATGAACTTTCTTAGCAAAATCGTTAATATTATCTAACTCTGAAGTTTCTACTCCAATCTTAGGAGTCATAAATCGATTAGCCCAATCAGAAGCATTTACTGACCTGCTATATTGTTTATCACCATAATCTCCACTCTGCATAATAGTTGCCATTCCTCTATTAAAGTCATTTGGTTTCCATACATATTTCTTAGACTTATTACCTTCTGTCCAATTGAATCCTGGAGTTTTATCTGGTGTATATCCTAACTTAATCATTTGTTTATCAAATAAACTAGGATTTAAATTATATACTGCATTAACCATTTCTTTACCTCTTCCATTAGCTTTTGAATTGAGTGAAGAAAAAGCCTTAATCCCAAAATCATATATATTATTTTTTAATGTGCCATTATTTTTAGCTTTATTATAATCATAAACGAAATTAGTAGGATTAAATACTTCAGTTGTGTTACCTCCTCTAGATTCAGACCCTGTAGTGGGCATTCCTTTTCTTGTTCCATCAGCATTAAAGTTAGGATTATGACTATAAGTAGTATTTTTTGTTACATCTTCTTGTTGTAGTGCATTAGCATTACTAACTAATAAATCTCCAGCAATAGTACCTCTAGCCATCATATCTTCTATTTTAAAAGGATTACTATTATAATAATTTTTAACAGCATCTTTTTTTCCATTAGCTTCAGCTTCTTGAGCATTAGCTAACCCGGTCATATAATTATTATATTTATTAGCATCTAATCCACCAGTTTCTATTGATGAATATTCACGAGATAGTCTTTGTGTTCTTTCATTCTCAGTAAGATGTCTTATATTACCATTAGCATCTCTTGTTGTCCAATTATATGAATTTAAACGTGCCAGCTCTTTATGCCAACTTTGAAGTTCATTGTTGCTTCTATATAAGCCACTTCCTTTAGATAGTAGAGTAGCGAAATCTCTAGTTTCCGTAGTTTTATATGTATGACCAAGCCATTCCGAATTAAAACCCCAATTACTAGATTTACCTATCTTTTGAGGTACAATTGATTTCATAGCAGTATAAAACTTATCCTTGTCATAATAGCTACCACTAATATACTTATCAAAAGAGCCTATGCTACCGGCAGTTCTGGCTGCATCTCTTGCCAAATAATTACGCCTACCTTCATAAATAGCATTACGTTTCATATCTGCATCATAATGTCCTAATTTATTGACAGCCACATCACTAGCATCAGAAGCTTTCTTATTTTGTTCTACCTGCCAAGCATCCGTTCCTTGAGTATTCTTACTAGCATTTAACCTTTTAGCCTTCATTACAAAAGATGCTGCCTTATCTTTTTGGTTTCTCCAATTTTCTTTTGTTAGATTAGATGGGTCTATCGCACCTATTGCTCCACTTATATAATCCATCCTATCTTTATTAAACTTCTCAGCAACAGCTACATCATTAGGAGACCAAGCATTGTAATTTAAACTTGTTGTATCTATATTTCCTGCTGCGTCCTTTATATCTGCAAAGCCTTTATTTTCTTTGTCCACTACTTTCCTTAGATAATCTAATGGTAGTGGTACGAAAGTATTAATAGGTCTAGTGTACCTACTTTTCCAAAATCTTGCCATATTGTTTTTTTATTGTGTTAATTATTAAAGTGTCTTATAATGTATGCCTACAAAAATCCCCGAAAACTTAGAAAATTGTCGGGGAAAATTGCAGAATTTTAAATTTTAAGATACTTTAAAGTCCAAATTTCAGACTTTTTTTATAAAAATGATACGATGTATCAAAAATTAAAAGTTCAGAAATCGAACTTTTTAGATGATTTTGGATTAGCCACCATAAGATGCTCTATACTCATCCATCATTGTTTTAATCTCCTCATCTGTTCTACCAAGAGACTTAAGATATTTGACTATTCCAGCCTCATCTCTAGTGTCTCCTGTGTCTGTATTACTAGTGTTTGTAGGAACTATAGATAGTGTATTACCATCACGAACAAGTTTAACATAATCTCCTCCGATAGTTCCTAATAGCATATCTTGATTTTCTTTTTGATTAGACATATACTGTTGCATCTGTCTATTCTCAGCAACATTTTGTAAGCCAGTCTGTATAGTGTTTAAAGCAACATCTTTTTCTTGTTGATTTATTTGTTCATTATATCTAAGTTCTCCTTGATTTGTTTGAGCTTTTGTCATTTGCATTTGGGCATTAAACATGTTAGCTTTATTAAAGATTGCACTATTCTGAGCATCATATTGAGCATTAATAGTTGCTTTAGTCTTAGCTGCATTACTTGCTAATGCTAGTCTTGAAGCTAATATTGAGCCAGCTCCTATGCCAGAATTAGCTATATTACTCTCAGTAGTAAGTTCTGAAGTAGTAGCTGACTGTAGTGCTCTTGTTGGGTCTAAATAGGCAGCATTTACTTGTGGTGCACCTATAAGGTTTGGTTGCTTCTTAGGAGCAAAAGAGCCAATAACTCCTCTAGCTATATCAAATACATTAGCTAGTGTTGCTCCTGATGAATGAAACTTATCTTCAATGTTACTAGACTCTCCATCATTAGCACTTATACTGTCTGGTGTAATAGAGTTATCTCCTGCTGAAGAATGACTTAATCCGTCTGCATACAATGGTAATGAGCTTTTCTCTTTATTATTATTTAATCCATTAAGATAGTCACTAAACCAATTTTTATCTTCTGGTCTTGTTAGTAAGCCTGCTCCAGTAGCATCTTCTTTTTCATCAGCATAGTTATCATAAACCTCATCTCCAGTAGTAGAATCATTACCATTATAATTAGTTGAAACTAAGTAGTCATTTACTAAACCTTGATTATTCTTCATTGCATCTAAAGTAAACCATTGCCCTTTATTATCAGCTCCTCCAGGAATAGTAACACCATTATCTATTAAATGCTGTTGTAATCCTTTAATGCTATCTACATTATTCCAATCAAATGAATCGTTATAGGCTGAAAGTTCCGACTTATTAAAGCTATTTAAATTAGTTTTATCTTGTGCTGTTAATTTAGACATATCATAAGTTCCATAAGGATTTGGTTTATCTATTGGAGATATATCCATTCCATATGCTGCTTTAGGTATTCCAGCACCACCATTAGTTTGAGCTAACTGTTGTCCTATTCCCATGCCTTGACCACTGCCATCCCTTCTAGGCTGACCCATTCCTTGTTGTTGCATTTGAGCAAGAGCTTCAGGATTGGTTTTAGCTAATTTCTTCATTCTTTCTAATAACTCTATAGCTTGTTTTTGTTTTTGTATTCCCTTAATGACATCCATTTCTGCTCTCTTATCTCTATTATCTAAAGGGTCATTTTCCCTAAGTTCATACTTCTTAGATATTTTCTCAGTTATATTTGCAAGCGTTTTGCCAGCATAATGTTTAGGTAAGTCAAACCTCTTAATATCTTCTTTATCAATTTTAAATCTATCAGAGTAGATATAATTAGCATCCTTAGTTTCTCCACCTTCGCCTTCAACTCTACCTCCAATATTAACTCCACCTTGTTCATGATTGTTTCCTATTATTTTATCAATACCATTAGGAATTTCTCCACCTCCAGCATACTCTAATTGTGGCTCCCTATCTCCTACCATTTCCTCAAATAAGTAAGAGTAAGGATTATCTTCTGGTCTAGTATTATTATCTATCATAATTTGTTCTTCTTCTGTTATACCTCTATTAGAAGCTTGCTTATTTAATAGAGCAACCTGACTACGTATCGGTCCACCTAAGGCTAATTCTGGTAGTTTATTATCTTTAACTAAATCCATAGCATCTTGAAGCTCTTGTTCTCTACGAATAGAATCTTTCTTATCTACATTTTTAAAGTACTCTAAGCCATACTGTCTTTCAATATCTGTAAAGTCTCTTTTTTGAAATTGAACTATTCCTTTCATAGTATCAAATCTTTCTTTATCATTTGTACTAAGTCTAGTAGTATCTATTCCAAAACCCGAAAAGTATGAGTTAGGTATAATTGGTGTTGGTGGGTCTCCTATGTCTCCTCCTAATGCAAAGGTAGGTATATTTCTATCTACATGTTGCGTGTTTAACATTGTATCTAGTCCTTGTCTAATCTTTTCATCTTCTGCCGATAAACTAGAATATTTATCATTTAATCTTTCAGTTACGTTTCCACTAACTCCAGCAAGTCCGGGAACGACTCCCAACCAAGCTCCACCTATTCCTTTAAGCTTATCTCTACCAGACATATCACTTTTTAAGATAGAACCAGATTTTCCTACTGGATTAAGCATATTTTCTCCACCAAGCATAGTAGAACTATCAGTTCTATACCCATACTCATTAGTATGTCCTAAAGCATCTTGACCAGAAGACACCATTTTAGAACCAGAGCCTATTAAATCAAGCATAGCTCCTACCCAAGCCAATGGTAATCCAGACTCCTCTCTTCTAAAAGGTAACTTTTTACTTGTCTTTTTCTTTTTATTGGATTTCATTTGTAGTAAAATGTGTTATGATGTTCCTAACTTTAAATATGTTTTCAGTTATGTTAGAATAAACTAATCTAACAGTAGCAGTTGTTCCTCTAACAAGTTCTGTTATTAACTTATTATTGTTTGTACTATCTACTCTGCCTGTCTTAATTCTAGGTAATGTTAGTCTAAACTTGTTTAAAGTCATTCGGACATTATATAAATGTGTTGGATAAGGTATAATCCTTATTCCATTAGTATCATGTATTACCCTATTTGCACCATTATATACAGTAGGGTCTATATTTCCAGTAGGAGTTCCATTAATAAGTTCAGTAGTTATCATACCATCTTTAGTATGTAAATCTATATACTCAGTCATATTTCTATCTGCTAAAACTCTTACACCATCGAATGTGATATTTTCAGCTCCATCATAGTCAACGATATTTTCATAATCTCTAGTTTCATCTATAGATTGATTATCTACTGTTAAAGCTTCAAACTTTTTATTTATTATTGGTTCTTTATTAGAAACATAGTCAAGTATCAAATCATATTTAATTCCATAGAATGTTCTTCTATTACCAACATTATGTTCATACAATAAAGCATCATCTTCTGTACTAAATACTTGTTTGTTTCCTTTCAAGTACAAAGAAGTTATATAAGGTTGGAATCCTTTAAAGGCATCTAGCATCTCATCAAATTCTACAGTATAAGAGCTATAATACTTTAAATATTTCCTTAAAAATATAATTCCTATTGGCAACAAATCTCCGTTTACTCTAGTAAACATTAAAGAAGTAGACGTTAACTTATCTAAAATATATTCACCAGAATAACTTCCTGAAGTTAAATTATATGAATCTCCAGAAATCATTTCTACATTATTTGTATCTCCTGCAACAATTATGGTAGGTTCTGTGCTGTATGTGACACTAAACAAATCATTATCTATATAGTTACCAACATAATTAAGTAAGGTTGCTATAACTGTCTTTCTAGAGTTATCATATACTCCTATAAATCTAGTATCTCTTTTTACTGTAGCTGCAAAATAACTATTCATCAACTTAGTATCAGATACAGATTCCAACCCTTGCAATAATCTATAGATTTTCTTCTTATTATTATCTAACCAATAAATAGATGATATACTTGGTACTACTTCATTTATTCCTTGTAATCCTATATCAGTACTTAAGTATTTTACATCATGTAAGAACTTTCCAGTTCCCATATACATAGATATGCCATCATCTCCTTGCATCTGCACATTTGGATTTATCACTAAAAAAGCAGTAGCATTATCTTGCCATACTACTATTTCATTATTAAACTTAAGTGCATTATTTATACTACCAAACTTATTATCTAAATCTTTAAAGTTAGCAGTTTTATATATTAGCCAAGAATCATATAACTCTCCATTGTTCTTTTTATCACTATATCTTATTCTAGTATCAAAATGTTTGTTGTCAAAAGAAGTTGGTAAAGTTGATATAAATAATTTAGCATTATTTATTTTACTATATACAGAATTATATTCATACAGAGGTCTTAATGATATAGAAGAACCACTAACTTTATATGCCGTTAAAGTTGTAGGAGCACCTGTGCTTGAATACCTACCATATGTTGTTTGAAAGTATCCTAATCCTTCTTCTCTTACTTGCATATTATGATATGTAGAATTTCCTATTAATCCCCTTTGTAAAGAACAGAAACTTTCAGCACTTCTAAAATTAGTATTTATTGTTGATTGAACAGGAACTAAAACAGTTTCTGATGCACTTATTCTATAAGGTTTATCTTCTGGGTCGCTATTATCATCTAAGTTATCTAAAGGAAATTGTGTTCTTTGATACTCAAACATAGTTATAAAAGTATCTCCAAAATATAAATCTATATAAGAAGCAGTTGTTAATTCGCTGGCACTTATATATACATTATTTTGTCTTGCCTCATAACTTCTTCCCCCATACTGAACAGTATCCTTTCTTACTCTTACATAAGGAATAGACCATGAATTAATATTTCCAACACTATATACAGATTGGTCTAAAGCAACATAATGTGTTGTGCAAGGATTACCCATCATATATATATCTTTAGAAGAAACAGAAGTATCAGTAACAAACGATATAGCATATTGTGCTATCTCTATTCCATTAATACTAACAGCACTACCACTTAAAGCAAATTTATCTTCTAAAATATCAAAAGTACTACTATCACTTCTAGAAACAAAATCTCCTGTCTTAGTTCTATACATTTTAAACTGTGGTAAATCTTGAATAGTATCTCCTTCAAATGGTGGCTCTGCTGAAAATATAACAGTATTGTCATAATTAGGCTCTCCATTACCATTACCAGTAGAAGAAGTATTAATATCAAAAGTAGCTTTTACATCTAATCTACAACCGTTAAAATTAGTATCTTTATTATATAAAACTTCAGGACTAACAATACCCATAACATCAGTATATGGATAGCTCGAATTATGTGGTAAACACGCAGCAAAACACCTTTCGATATCTCCATGAGTATTAACATATCTAGCATTCATATATTCAGCAGGTCTATGTTCAAACTCTGGTAAATCAGAATCAGGATATCTAACACCAGTCATTAGACCTTCTGTTACAACTGTCCTATCTAGTTTCTCTCTCTTTACATAAACAATTTTATAAGCTAAACCTTCAGCTTCAGTTCCAGCAGTATTAACTGTAATTCTTGGAACAGCCACTCTTACAGCAGGACTATTAGCTATAGCTCCAGAGGCACCCCATAAATCATCATAACTAGGCATTCTCAAATCTCCCATCCATTTAGCAGGAGTAAATCTTCCATATGTATCTCTAAATACTAGTCCAAGTCTATATATTTCATCACTCTGAAAGAAACGTTTTCTTCCTAAAGCGGTATCTTCTCTAAAGTCTGTATTAAGTTCTAAATACGAGTTGAGTTCTATTGAAGAGCTTTCTAATGTTATAGTTTTAGTAGTGTAAGTAACATGAACATTTAAACCATCGGCACCAAGTGTTCCTGCTTCATTATACTTAAATCCATTGAGAGCTGTTAAAAAGTCATTTGATAGCTTATTCGTAGGATTAACACAATCATTCTCTTCTGGTATGTTAGCATAATCTTTAGTTGCTGCTGTAAAAGATAGCTCACTTGCTCCACTCTCATTTTGTAGTTGACAAGTATGTCCAGAATCATATTGATAAACTCTAGCATCAAAATCAATATCAAAGCTATCTTCATCAATATTAAGCAGCAACTGTACATCATCCTTATCTACTACTGCTTTAGCACTATATAAGTTGCTCAATGCATTAAGCTCATTATAGTCTAGTTCTCTAACAACAGAATCAAAAGAACTATCTGTTATAATTTGATTTGTTGAAGTTGACATAGGAAGCTGTCTTATAACAGCCATAGTTGGTATTGAAGTAAAACTACTATACCATAATCTTATAACTTCTACATGAGTGTATGAAGTATCTGTCGGTATAGATATACTTATAGCTTTATTTGAATTTATCTCATCTATAGTACCAGTAGTAAGACCCCCTCTTAATTCCCTAGTATCTGTATAACCACTTTTACTTAAATGAATAAGTTCACTTAAATCACTAATGCCAGACTTATTTCCAAACTCATTAAAATACCTATAACAATATTGATAAACACCATTATATAAATCACCACTACTCTTACTATCTAAAGTAGGAGCTGGTAACATAGTAGATGTAATTTTTCCCAAAGATTCTATTCCACTTGTAGGAAATGGTCTATATCTATTATAGCTAGCTTGTAACTTATTATTTAAAATAACACCATCAACAATATCAGGGGCTACATTTAAATATCTAAGATTATTTATAACCCCTTCGTCATTGTTCTTCTCTGAGAAATAAACTTTTAAACTAGCTTCATTCTCATATCTAGTATTAACAACGAACCAATTACTCTGAGATACATCTAAATGTTCTTCATAGAATATGTTAATTCTTATGTATCTGTTATTAGCTTCATCATATTTTAATAAATCTACTATCATGTAAGAATTAGCTCCCGCATATAATAGTACAATGTCATCTCTAATATATCCAACTCCTCTAATCTTATAAACAGAAGAGTATGGATTTGTTGCGACTTCAGTAAGAACATCTATATAACCTACTGGATATTCACCAGTATCTGTAGCCCATACTATATCTAAAACTTCATTACCTTTTATATCTACTACAGTTCCAGCGCTATCTCCACTTTTATAAAGAATATCTCCTCCCTCTAAATGTCTATATCGTTGTGTCGAAATTAACTCATCAGAGGTATCTTTATCCATCCCTTGCGTAAAAACATTTATACTTTCCATAATATTAGTTTTCAGGCGGTAGGGAGAATATATATATTATAGCTCTCGCCCGCAATCGGACTTCTCTAAGGTATTTCTTCATCTTATATCTCCTTTAAATTAATTCCTCATTCTATTCAATGGGAAACCCAGAAACAAAGAATCCCAACTTTCCAAATCGTCAAAGCTGGGTGTATCAACTGCTTCTGATGCAGAGTTGACGTAAAACAACCATTCTTGTTCAAAATCCATATATTTTTGAGGACTTAATCTATTCGTAATCCATAGCTTTTTAGCTATTTTAAAGTGTAGATAAGCAAGAACTGCTGATATTACATACGTGTTATCTAGTACTAAAGGACTTCCTTTCTCATCCGTCGGAATTCCTAAATAGTCTATGTGTATTTCTTCGGTACTTGTTGACAGTCTTATAACTCTGCCTCTAAGCATATAATATATCTTCGATGAAGCTCTATTATACTCTGACTGCTCAAGCACCATATTGTTATTATTTTTGTCTCTAATGTTTATTATATTGTTTATGTAACCAGGAACTCTTGCCTGATTATTCACAACTTTCAAAATCTCCGTCTTCTGTTCGAATAGTTGCATACTACCGATTTTGCGGAGGGATTCATATATCCATTCTTTAGCTTGATGCTCTTTTAAGTCTGTATTTGGGAGTTTATCTTCATTATATTTCTCCATTATAAAATCTATATCAACGTAATTTATATTTTGCATACTTATACAGTTTTAACTGAATATTATGGTTAAGTTTAAGAAAGTACTTAGCTCTATTCTTAAATGAGTGTTTGTACCATCTAAACTTCAAGACTTTATCAATTGTAAAGTCATATATTATTTGAGGTTTTCCAGCAGCCACAGTCTCTCTAGTAGCTGCTGAATCTATAGGATAAGTAGTTCTACCTTTATTTATTATATCTCCCTCAGACACCATCTCACATTTGACGATGTTATTTTGCATTTTACCTAAGCCTGCTGGTAAGGTATGCTCATAGCCTTCTAGCATAGCATTAAATACCTTATCATTTATACTAGCTAATAAGTATTTATACTGTTTATAGGATAACTTAGTTCCTAAGTATTTCCTCTGAATATTATAAATACCATCTAAGTAAACTGTTTCTTCTCTAGTAAAGTGGGCTTTAACTGTCCCCGCTCTCGTTGTTCTCTCCTGTGTCTCTAATTTGTTCACGAATTTCATATTTATTAGTTATTATTTGTCCTTGAATGTACTCCCATAAAGCATCACTAAGTGGATAATTATCATTATCAATATCAAAACATGGAGAGTTATCACAATTATTATAACCAGAGGCTTCTGTAGGATTCTCCAGTACTGCTTCATAAGATATATAAGTTAACAAAGCAGCTTTAAAGTTATTTTCTGGCACCTTAAGATACAGTCTATCTCTAAAGTAGGTAGCATATATATCCATACTATTAAATCTACCATTATTTACATACTTTAAATCAGTTCTATCAACAAGAGTAATTGAGTATCCAAGTAATTCTGGAGTTCTGACATCAATAATTGCCAGCCTATCATTAAGTTCTATTGGTTTAGGAATTTTAGTTGAAACTAATAATCTACTATCTGTTTTAAATAAATTACATTCAGATGCTGTAGCTACTTTGAGTTCGATACAAGGTATAGTTTGAGATATATTACTACTAATTATATATTCTTTTCCTATTTGCCTCTTAATCCATAGTGCTCTTTGTGTATTAATCCATCTAACTATAAGTCTGTCATCTAGATTGCCATCATCATGTAAGTTTCTAGTTGCTGCTCTTATATCAGCTATATAATAATCTAGTGTCATTTATTATGTTTATTAAGGGTTTCTATTATTAGTAATCTATCTGTAACTTTTCTATTAAGAGCATACATCTTATCTTCAATGTCTTTTTGACACTCTTTAGTATTCTCTATTTCTTTCTCAATAGATTCTATATCTCGCTTGTTACTATATATATCATTTCTATTTGCCTCTACTTTTGAATTAGCAGTTAAATACATCTTTTCTAGTTTTGTAAACTGCTCTGTTATTTTATTTTCTATATCTGTTAACTTTCTGTTAATTATTTCTTTAAAACTAGCTTCTTCTTTAATTCTTTCTACTTCATCATCCATCTTTCTATTCTTTAATTTAAAAAACTCTTTAAATATAAAGAATATGGTAGGAATTAAAAATCCAGCTAGTATTATAAACCATGATTCTTTTATAAATTCTATCATATCTATTATGTATAACTAACTTTTACTTCGACATCTGATGCAGTGTTTGATGTGTTTGCACCACGTCTAAGAATAGAAATATTTATATTTATACCACCTATTGGCATAAGACCTCTTCCTTTGTCTATCTCAAAGGACATTCCTTTTGTATCTTCATCAGCGGCTTTGTACATAAGTCCTTGAACAAAATATCTAGTTATATATTTTATTTTTCTAGCTTTATTAACTTTCTCGACTTTTAAAGGAACTATAACTCCTCTGTGTGAGTGCTCCCCTATTATCACATCAGCATCAGGTCTTTCTCCAAGAAGTATATCAGCTGCATTAGCTCCTTTACTTCTTCTTCCCCCAAATCCAGTATTATGTGTGTGAAAGATTACTGTAGAATAGGAATGCTTTGATGCTTTATTATGAAATGACAAAACATAATAGCCTTGCATCCCATGTCTTGGAACATCTATTTTTAATCTTTTAAATATTTCAGCTGTCAAATCAATCTGACTATATTTTTCAAAAGCCAACTCATGATTTCCTTTATTCCAGCCTATTATTTTATCTTTGAAGGGCTCTAAAAACAATACTGTCTCATCTATTAAGTCATTAATGTAAAGTGTTTTTTTAAACCTTTCATCTTTTCCTGACCTTCTTCTATCAAAGTATCCCTCCATAACGTCGAAAAAGTCTCCACTAACTATTATATACTGAGCTTCAGTCATATCCTTTTTTAGTTTATTTAAATCGCAATATTTACTATCATAGTGAGCATCTGCTATCCATAATATGTTAAATGTTGTTCTGCCTGAAAAAGGAAATCTAATAGTATCAATCATCATATAAATTTTAAAATTGTATAATATCTAAAAGAAGAATCATTGAAAGTACTAAAGATAAAACTTTAACACTAATCATAATAACAACTCCAAAAGGAGAGTTAAACATCCACTTTTGTATTTTATCTACTAAAGAAGTATTTCCAAAATCTCTCAACTTTCTATTAGTAACTATTAGAAATGTGAAATCAAAAGAGAAGTATCTTATTAGTATGAAAGCAATAGATAGCAATAAAAATTGAGTAGTATTCAATGCTGGTATAAAAGCAAAAGTTGAGAAAGCTAATATTAATGCTAAAGCTTCAAATAACTTATACTTCCAACCTGCTATTGGTTCTTTTTTTATTTCTATTAAATAACGTATTCCATCTCCGATTGCATCAAATATGTTTATAATAAGAAATGAAACTAATAATAAATAGTTAATTAACATAATGATTATTAATGTAAATAATCTTCCACTCTTTAACTAAAGAATGAACCTCATTAGGATTTGTAATTTCTGGGGTCTTAAAGTATCCATACTTTAGTACATTAAATTGGTCTTGAAAGTCCTCTGCACACATTCTAGAATACATTGTTTGTTTACCTAGAAATTTTCCTGTAAAGTATTTAACAACCTGCCATAAGAATGTATTTCTATAATCATAGGTAACTTTAAGGTATCTACATAAGTAATTAAATGTAGCTAGTTCTTCAGGTTTGAAACTGTATGGATGTTCTTTAATTTCAACTCTATCTTTATACTCTATTAAGTAGTCTTCTAATGTTTGGTGTGAATCTCCATCTTTTTCCATCTCTCTTACCATAAATATTCCATCTCTTTTATATATGATTGCTGAATGTACCTTAACTTTATCTATAGGCTGTCCTTTTCTTTTTGTAAGCTTCGCTATCATATAAGAGATAAAAATTCTATAGTTGGGCTTTTTATATCTTCTTGTAAGAGATATTAAGTTTCCTTCTTTCATTAATTTATTTTATATATTATAGAATTTATAGTAGTTAAACTATAATTCTGTTATATTCTCTTAGTAAAGGGTAGAACAAGAATAAGTCAAAATCTTTTATTTCACTTATTTTTATCATTGTTCTATTCCTTTTGTGTACTTGATGTTTGTTACTTGACTTCCTGGATAAAGAGATAATATTGTAAAATTAGAAACTTTATATGTAGCACTTGTTACAGGATTTGTGCCACTACCACCTATTACATATACTAATACATAATTATCTCCAAATGTACCACCTTTAATATATACTGTAAATTTTCCAATTAATGATGAAGTTATTTTAATGCGGTAGTTTACATTTGCACTAATATAATTATTTGCTGTTTTAAATAAAATATTGTGTACTCCTGATACTACTTTTGAAAGTGTAATTGTGTAATATCTGTTTGTTTCTAAAGTTATTGCATATCCGTTATTAATGTCAATATTATTATTTATAAAATAGCACACAATAAGAGAACTGCTGCTTACATCAAATTCCCATGTGCCATAAACTTGCTTACTCGGAAATGCTATTGTACCTGTATTTACACACTCTAACATTTTAGTACCTTTCTTTAAGTGCGGTAATACTACGTCATCTGCTATTAACTCACTAATTTTATAATCTCCTGTTCCTGCTATCCAATCTTGAGGTACAATATTAGTACCGTCGGCAGGTTCATATATAAAGTTATCAATAAATGTTACTTGTTTGGCGTATTGGTTGTGGTAGTTTCTTATAAAATTAATATCTTTTTCGGTTGTATAAAAGCGTAAATAAGCTATTTCAAACTTTCCGCAACTTGTATTATTAAGAGCTAATGTTAAAACTGACATATTGACATCTGTACTGCTAGTAATAAAAACATTTAACCACAATCCTTCAACTATTATATTTGAAGTTACTCCGTTAACATAAGCACTGTCAAAATCGGGGTAACTTAACGTTCCTGAACTTGCATATATAAGTTTATCATTTGCAGCTCCCTCTAATATCGTTTCTGTATCCGAATTTAGTTTAATCCTAAATGCTACTGATTTTACATTTCCTATATCTCCAAAACTTGTTTTATCATCAACTCCGTTATACTTTATTCCTTCATTTGTTCTTAAAGGATGCCCAATATTTGTACCGTTATGCCCCTTTGAACTAATATCAGTTACATCTTTAAAATTATAGGCAGCTATTAAACCATCTTCATTACTTAAATCTGTCGGTTTTAAAGAGCTGTAATCAAAGTTAAATTTTGTTGTCGCTAAGGGTTGTGAGTTTAGGAAGTCTTTGTATTCGTTGTTTATTTCTTGTGTTGTTAAAGTTGTATCAAATAAAGTTATTACTTGTAAATATATATTACCTGATATACAACTTATTGTTATTGATGTTTCAGATGTATAAGATACTGTATTTTTAACTTGTTTCCATAAATTGTCTGTTAATATTATATCTGTATTATTTGCTCCGACAGCTATTCTTAAAGTTCCTATTCCTTTAACATTGCTAAGAAAATTAATTACATTTAAATTTAATCCTGTAAGAGTTAAAGAATTTCCGTTATCAAAATACCCAGCCATCCCTTTTTCTGTCTGCTTAAATACAACACCGTTATTAGTAAGTAAATTACCGCTTACTTTATCTATTAAACTGCCTGCTTTCCAATCGAATACTTTTGCCATCTTATTTCATGTTTAATAGTTAATAAATACATCGTCAGGAAGTTTACTTCTTGGAAAGCTATTCCATAGTATTAATCTTATAGTTATGCTTCCTGCTATGCTACCATATATTGTTGCTCTCAAGTCTGCCATATTATAAGTACCTCCATGCCTTCTGTCATATGTTTCTTTTAAATGTCCTGCCAACACACCCATTCCTACTCCTGTAATTAAACTTACTGCCTTGGCTGTTTTAGTGTTCATTTGTGTGAAACTTAATAGCTCATAGGTTTGTATGTTAGTATAAGAACTAATTAAATAGCCACATGAGAAGTGAGCTACCTTGTCTTGCTGGAATATGTTATTTTCTGTCTGTGCTGTCATGTTTAGTGTGAACAGCATCAATGTTATTACTATTGTTATTAGTTTTTTCATTGTATTTATTCTATATATTGTTTAGTGCTTGACCATGCTTGAGTTATTTGTTCAGGTATTAGGATGCCTTCTACTACTGTTAGTTGATTTATTAAGCCGTCAAAAGTTCTTGTTTGGTCTGCACTATTACCTATGATTACATTTGTTGTTCCTATTTCCGGAGTTCCACTATCTCGGTCTGTTAATCCACTTAATACAGGTGTATTGCTTTTATCTCCGATATAAAGGGATGCTTTACCATCAGCTTTTCTTGTTGCTACTATAAATTGTTCTTTATTTAATTTTATTGAATAATTATTTGAACTTACTGGAGTGGAGTAGTTACTTGAAAAAAATAATTTCATAGTAGTTCCATATATATAGAAATAAGTCTTTCCGTTGTCTATAATTCTTCCTGTTATATTTTCTCCAGAGCTATGCAGTTTTATCCACCCAAAAACAGTAACAGCTTTCGTACCTATCATATCACTACCTGTATCAATCATACTATCAACACCATTAAACTTCATACTTGGAAATTGTCCTGCTTTAAACACTTCAACATTTGTGTTTGTTAAAGGATTACTTGCTTTATCTTTAATAACACCACCCAACGTATTCACACTTAATATTTTATTTGCATGATTTAATGCTCGATGTGTTGTTTTGTTGTATAAGTTTGAAACTTCTTCGGCTGTTAGGGCTTTGTTGTAGATTTCTATTAGGTCTATTGTGCCATTGTATTCTTTTGAATTACTAACTGCTCTATCTCCTATTATTAATTTTTTTTGGTCACCCATAGAAGACCAAGTAGATATATTTAGCATAACTTTGATATTATCTATATAACATTTAATACCGCTACCATCATAAATACCTATTATTTCATGTTTTGTTGCAATATCTAAATCAGAAAGAAGCATTACTCTGTTTACACCTGCCCTTGAAAAACCTATACAATTTGTATCAAGTCTTATAGTTATGCTACTTTGAATTGTAGTGTTACTTAGATAAATAACAATTCCATCATCTATGTTAGGCTTAACAATAGCTCTAAAAGAATATTCATTGTCTAATAAAGTTTCAAATTTATTCCCAAAGTCAATAATACTACTACTCCCATTAAAACTACCAACACCCTCACTAAAATCTACATCAACAGGCACACCACCATTATTTCTTACAGCTTGTTCACTATTAAAAGTTTCTCTGAATATAAGATTCTTATCTATACCGTATAAGCTCTCTTTAGCCATAACCTCTAAATTACTTCAGGTACATCTTTATAGGCACACTTAATATCTAATACCTTTGTACTATCCACTTGCATAACACCGCCTTCTACCAAAGACTTAAGTGATGCTCCTGCTTCTGCCTGCATCGTGAAATAATCATAGTCTCCTATTGTTACGGGATTACCTTCGGCATCCATTTCTCCGGTAGGATATTGTGCTGTGTTGTTTAACAACAATTTTATCGGTCTGTTGTATTCGGTAAAAGGTAAATCATTTAAGTAGTGTTCAATTTGAACTTCCATTGTAATTTTACCTTTTTGGCTGTCTTGTGTTAAGGCAATCATTTCAGCTTTCCTTGTAATATCAGGAAAATTAGGATGGTTACTAATATTTATTTTAAACATATTATTTTATTTTTTTTGGTTAATAATTATCTTATTATTTCTTCTTTACTTCCTTGTATATAAACAGGAACATGAATATCAAAATCGCTACAATATAAGTATTGTTGATATGTATCTAATACGTTTGTGCCATCTCTCCACAACTTAAACAGTATTCTACTCGACACATTTAATCCTTCTATATCAATATGATTAAAAGTTGTGATTTGGTCTTGCTTTCCTGCATTGTTATAAGGAAAAGCACTTTCTTCAAGAACAGAACCATCTGTCCAAAAAGTAGGAACTTCTCCACCTGAATCAATTATTTTATATTATAGTTTCCAAGCAGGCTTATAACTTGCAGGGTCTTGTTCTTGTTTCCAATGTATGTGCAAAGAAGTGTATGAGCCTGCTCTGTAGTCTACAAAATGATTAAGTTGTGTGAGAATATAAAGAGCATGGTCATCATTTGAAACATTTGCAGAATCATCTGCTCTGAAATAGCCACTATTCCAATCCCAATGTCCTGTTGCTGTATCTAAATTCTTAGAAATAACCCTACCATATATATCTCTCCAAACAGTATCGTTCATTTTTATAGGATTCTCTTCGAAAAATTCTATTTCATTTACTTGCTTATTTCCGTTTTTAAATCCTGCCATAATATTAGTATTTTTTTATAATACTTATAGTCAAATCACCTGCCATAGCACCTAATGTTCCTGCTATTGCTTGTAGCTGTATATAAGGTATTCCGTCTGTTTCAAAAGTATAAATAGTTGTTCCGTCTGCACTTGCTGCCGTGGTTGTCCATAATGTTTTTTCACTAAGCCCGTCAATTTCGGCATTTAAAGTACCGCCTGATTCAATTTCTCCGAGAGCTTTTAATAATACATCTTCGCTGTCATTTATATCTCGTGTTACCGCAATAACTAAATTACCGTAGCCTTGCATATCAATTAAGCTGCCAACGTTTGCATAAGCTGCCGTTAAATCCTGTGCCGTTACTAATGGTTCTTTTTGAGTATATCTTTTCCATAATGGATTCTGTACCACATTTTTTTCTGTATCTAATTCAGAATCATATGCCTTATCTTGATAATTAATACCAACTTCAAATACATCTGTTATACTAAAGTTAGTTGTTAACCCTACTACAGTTATTACATTAGCTAAATAAGTCATTGTAACTCCTGCCCCATTAACTAATATCTCTGAGGTATTATCTGCTCTCACTACTTTGATTCCTCTAATTTGTGAAGAATCGGACAAGTCTTGATGCCCTGATAATATAATAGTATCAATACTTGTATATGCTGCTGTAAAATCAGTAGGACTCCAGTGTGTTGCCATTATAGTTGGAGTGCTTTTTATGTTATTTATAGAGCTATCTACAGTTCCCAATTCAGCTAAGATAGCAGCACTATTAGTTTCAGTAGTAGTACTGCTTCCTACTGAAGTTACAACTAAACTTCCCTTGAGAGCATGGTCTATAAACTTTAATATCTTAGCTATTGCTATGTCTGCTTTCATTTATTCTTTTTTATTTTAATATAATAACTTTAAAAGCTACTTTCTATATGAATAAAAAGTAGCTATTAAGTTATTGTAATTTATAGTATTATATACTAATTTTTAGATAGTATTAGTTATCAATTACGGATTTACAATTACATGTAATACATCTAAAACAGTCTCTGAAGGATGAGATACTAAATTATAAGTACCCTCAGAGTCAGGGTCTCCCACAAGTTCAATATGATTTGCATTTGATTCATAAATTCCAGAAGAACGTTCAAATGAGCAGTTATCATTTCCATTAATATGAACAATTGACCATGATGTATCAGTAGATGTTCCTACATACCATTTAGTTGTTACAGCTATTATACTACCCAAATCTCCATTAAAGTCGTCTGTTCCTATTGTACCAACTGGTCCAGCTGAAACTAAAGAATAGTTGTTAAGTATTCCATTTACAAAGTCTAAATCAAAATCAGCTCCAATAAGACTATCTGTAACTGTTATTCTCAAATTCTTGTCAGAATGTTTATGGTCTGACCTAGCTGCTTTATTACTAGTACCATAGTTTCCGCTAGAACCAGCAAATAATAATGCTAGCTCATAGCTAATACTATCATCAAAAGGATTATAATAGTTAGTAGTAACATCTCCCCCAGAAGTATGCTTAACTACTTGCAATCCATCACCATCAACAATCATATGTTTTCCAGAAGTTTCTAAATCTATTTTTTCTATACCTGCTAAATGTCCAAAACCATCATCAATGACTCTATTTAGAACCACAAAGGATGTATTAGTAGTAACTCCAATCATACTTGTAGCATGTGATATAACCCCTGTAGTATCATCATATAATATAGGAGATGTTGCTGATATACCTGTAAGCTGAATGAAAGAAGGAACATTAGTCACATTATTCCAATGTACTTGAGCTGTTCCATCACCTTGTAATGCTACTTTAGTATAGTAATCTGCTAGCATAGTTGTTACTTGACTTTTAGTAAAGTATAAGTCATCATGATTATGTATTGCATCCAAGTTAAAGAACACTTCCCAAGCAATCCCACTATACTTATACACATCTCTAGTATCATCTTGCACCCCTAAGTCATCAGCACTCATTCCAACCTCGGCTGCTCTTGCTACTGCATCAGTCCATACATAACGTATACCATAAGATTGTAATCCAGCAAAAAGAGTTAGTATCTTATTTGCACTATATAATTTATCAGTAGCTCCTAATATTGCAGTATCATCTAAATCACTCATCCACAAAGCATCTTTCCATACTAAGTTTCCACTGCCATCTAATGTTATAGAGTACTCTTGTGTTCCACTTGCTGGAATATGCTTATTTCCATCAGTGTCTTTATGACTTATAGTTCCAGCTAATATATCTATTGGAGATGTAGCAGAGAATAAAGCCAATACTTCAGCTCCTGTGTACCTATCATGATTTAATGGATTACTATCTCCTTTAACTCCCATAGCAGTAACAGCTTCCCCATCAGTATATTTATCATGATTTAATGAATTAGTATCATCTTTAACCCCCATCGCTAAAATAGCGTCAGAATTGTTATATATATCAACTTTATCAATCCAAGCATAACTTAATGCTGTTTTAGATAGAACCTGCCCATCAGTGCCTCCCGAAGGAACACCAGTACCTCCAGTGCCAATTCCATCAGCTCCATCAACTCCATCAGTTCCAATTGCTTTTAACCAAACACTCCAATTCTCACCTTCAATTCTAAATCTTACATACATTGAAGCAGAACTATTTGATGGAACTATATTATAATATTCATCTGCATATTGAATATCAATTCCTTTACCAACAGCACCTCTTTGCCCTCTAGTTCCTTGTTCTCCATAGGCTCCTTTATCTCCTTTTTCTCCTTTAACAACTGTTGGATAGTTAACTCTCATTGGTAAAGACCAACTTCCTTTATCTCCAACCTTATACTTCATCCACACATGATAGACAGTAAAACCATCTGGAGATGTGTAGTAAGGCATAAACTCTGCTTTCCAATCAAATAAAGTTTCATTTCCTGAGGGATATCCGTCATTATCATAATCCCAAACTATATCTGGACTCCACAGTATCTCTAATTTCTGTGGATTCTCAATATTAAATGCATAATTGTCAATGAATGCCATTCTTATCAAATATTGTATGCCAAGTACCTCCTAGATTAACTCTAACTTGATTGTCATCGCTATAGATAACTCCATTCTTACCTTTCTTTTCAATACCGTTACTTGACATTATATTATAAGGTTTACCTAAACTAATATCACTATCTTTAGCAAAAGCTTTAAGCAAATTAGTTTTAGTAACCTTTGTTTCAGAAACTTTCTTCTTTACATTCTCTAAATCCTTAAGTATTTCTCTTAATAAATATTCTTTTATATCTATAAAAGAAGCTTGATACTTCTCTCCCTTACTACCTATAACCATTATAGTTAGTTTGTCAGAAAAAGTATCAAGCTTTTCAAAAAGATGTACTTTAGGTTGAGCGTCTTTACTGCCCTTATGGAGTCGCTGTCTCATCAATTCCTAGACTAAAGTTATCATCCACAATAATAAGTTTACCCCAATCACCATTGGGTGCTTGTAAGAATAAACCATTATCTGTTATTTTCATATTACCTCCATAAACAGTATCTTCAATAACCCTATCAGTAGGTTTGCCTGTTATACTAGTCCATGGTAATGATGTTACTGCTGAAGGAGCTGTAGCTGTAATAAGTGCTGTCAATGCTCCTAAGTTTGTTTCTGGTGCTATTGTTATTGTATTGCCTACTAAAGAAAGTTTTATCTGCATATATGTATCACTAGACACATCTCCTTCTATAGCAATATCTCCATGTATATCTCCAAAGTTTGTGTGTCCTGAATAATCCCAAACTTCTACTTTCTTAACAACTGCATTATTCATCCAGCTTAAATCTCCAGTATCTATTTGTAACCCAGTAGCTACGATTTGTAAGCCACCACCGACAGTTACTTTAGATTGTATTGTATCGGCAATATCATCATATGTTAAGCCACCAGCTTCATCAATAACATCCTTGTTAAGATGAAAACCATGAACTCCATCTTCTTTTATAAATAATCCTGTGTTATCAAAGTCTAATGGTTGTGGAGCAGTAGGAGACAATTTAACTGCAATACCAGTTGTGTTATCCAATTCTAATCCTTTATCTTCATTTACCGTATCACTGTTTAAATGTTTAGCTAATACACCATCACTACCCGAAGTACCATTTTTAATAGATATTTTATCACTTCCATCAGTATACATTGATGTATTATCAACATCAGCATTTACTCCATTAGCATCAACTGCTATACCTTTTCCAGAAAGAACAGCCATATCATTAAAGCCATCTACTCCAACAACTGTTTGAAGTCCATTAGTAGCTTCAAATAAGTTAGCTACTTTTACATTAAATATATAATCATCTTCACCATCAGCAGGACTTCCAGTAAGATAAGAATACATGCCATCTCCTACAAGATTTGGAACATCAACTTCTAAATCATCATTTCCATCGCTTCTAGTATAAGTATTCAAACCATAACCACTAAAATCAGTAGTTTTAACTTTTATTGGGCTTGTTTTAATTCCGT